AGCACTGCGCGCCGCGATGCGTTCTCAGATACACGGGTCGCGCGCTCGGTTAACTGGTCACGTCACTGAGCTTGATCGATGGGCAAGATCGTCAACCAGACCGAGCTCGCGAAAATCGTCGGCAAGTCCGACGTGACGATCTGGGAATGGCAGAAGGAAGGCATGCCGGTCCAGAAGATCGGCGAACGCGGAGAAGCTAATCAGTACGACACCGAAGCGGTGATCACCTGGTGGCTCGCGCGTGAGATAAAAAAAATTGCGCCGGAAAATCAGCGCGAGCGCTTGGCCAGGTTGCAGGGCGACAAGCTCGAGCTCGATTTGTCCGTGGAGAGGGGCGTGATGGTTCCGGTCACTGAAATCGAACCGACCTGGCATTCGCGCGTCTTCGCGGCGGCTGCATACATGGCGAGCCGGCATTCCCGCCTCGCCGATATTCTTGAGGCTACGCCTGGACGCGAGGCAAAGCGCCAGGTTCTCAAAAACGAAGACGCCGCATTTCTGACGAAGCTCGGCGTCGACGGCGAGCGCATGCAGGGCGAGGTCGACGAACTTTTCGGAGCGATGGCCGCGAACGAAGCGAGCGCCGTCCTGCGGAGGATCGCAGGTGATGACAACCAGCCAAACACTTCAGGAGGCCGTGCGTAGGGCATGGGCTAGATTCGTCCCGCCCAAGAAAGAATTGCCGTCGGTATGGGCCGTGAAGTTTCGCCGACTCGCTGCGATGACGGCGGAATCTGCAGGCGCCTGGTCGTGGGCGATGTTCCCGCACATGCGGGAAATCATCGACATGTTCTTCGAGACCGGTGTGCGCGGCATCCGCTGCATGAAGAGCTCGCAGGCCGGCTGGTCGGAGACGGTCGCGACGTTGATGGGCTACATCATCGACATGATGCCGGCGCCGATCATCGCGCTCTTCCCGAAGGAGAAGAAGGCGCAGCGCTTCAATCTGACGCGCTTCGAGCCGATGGTACGGGAAACACCGCCGCTCGCGGAGAAGCTGCCGCTCACCTCGCGCACCGCGGGGATAACGCAGACCTTCAAGCTTTTTCCCGGCGGCTGGTTGAGTTTCGTGCATTCGCATTCCGCGGACGAAGTGAAGTCGGACTCCGCTCGTTATTGCTTCGTCGAAGAGCCGGACGAATGCGAGCAGGACGTGCGCGGCCAGGGCAGCACGGTGAAGCTGCTGCTCGAGCGCTTGAAACAGTATTTCGACACGTTCTCGGTGATTGGAGGATCGCCGACGCTGTCCGAGCTCTCCGCGATCGAGGCGGAGATGGATCTCACCGACAAGCGCAAATGGTACGCGCCGTGCCATCACTGCGGCGGCGAAGTGGTGCTTGATGGTTCGGCGTGGGATCTCGTGCGCTACAAGGAAGCGCCAGGTCGAAGCCACCCGGTATACGGCAAATTCGATCCAGACTCCGCGTATATGGTCTGCCCGCACTGCGGCGGCGAATGGACGGACGCAGAGCGCGCGCGCAACTCCCGGGCGGGTAGGTTCGTGGCGACGGCGCCATTCACAGGACTTGCCGGCGCATACATCAGCGATCTGATGAGCAGCGCGCCAGGTGCAGCGCTGCCGCGCCTGGTAGAGAAGTATCTTGAGGCGAAGCATCGCGAAGCCGCGGGCGACATTCGCGGACTGATCGAGTTCTACAACAACCAGCTCGGTCTGCCGTTCAAGTACAAGTCGCCCGCGCCGAAGGCCGAGGAGCTGGAAGGGCGCGCGGAAGATTACGCGGAGCTGACCGTGCCGTGGGGCGGGCTGCTGTTGACGCTGTCGGCAGATGTGCAACCGGACCGCATCGCGATCCTGGTGGTCGCGTGGGGCCGCGGCGAAGAGTCGTGGCGCGTGTACTGGGGCGAGATCCACGGCAACACCGTGGACCACAATGATCCGATTTGGACGGAGCTCGAGACGTTCCTGTTTCGGCCATACGCTCATGCGAGCGGTGCGGAGCTCTTCGTCGAGGCGGCCTCGATCGATTCCGGCGACGGCAATACGTCGGACGCGGTGTACTGGTTCTGCCGCAAGCATCGCCGGCGCGGAGTGATGCCGGTGAAGGGCCGCGACGTCGGCGAGATTTTCGCGCATCCGCGCGCAGTCGATCCGGGACGCAAGCCGACCAAGGCAGCGAAGTACGGTCTGCACGTGTATCTCGTCGGTACGGAGAAAGCGAAGGATCTGCTGATTGGTTTCGGTGAGCACGGCGGCCGGCTTCGCCTGTGCGAGAAGCTCGGCGATCGCGTGATCACCGGCAACGGGCCGGGTCGCATGCACTGGTACCGCGGAATCCGCGGTGACTACTTCGGCCAGGTCACGGCCGAGGTCAAGGCGCCGATGAAAGGCAAGCAGCGCAACAAGCTCTACTGGCAGGTGAAGTCCGGCCAGCGCAACGAGGCGCTCGATTGCGAGGTGTACGCGATTCACGCCTCACGGCGCACGAAGGTGAACTTGATGACAGAAGCTCAATGGGCTGCGCGCGAGCAAAAGCTCCGGCAGCCGGACCTGATGGGGCAAGTGATGCTTGCCCAGGCCGATGATGTCGTCACGGAACCGGTCGCGCCTCAACCTGAAGCGCCGGTTGCAGCTCCGAGCGTCCCGGCGCCGATGGTCAACAAACGCAGAGGTGCGTCACCTCTGGTGTCGCGCCTGGCGTGACGGAATGGAAACACAGGCGCATTCGCTTCGCGGAACGATTGAGGTCCGCGGTAAGGACCGGCAATTGCTCGCGCAGCGTGCGCTCGATACGTATGGATTCCGCGCTCCGCTCGACGCCGAGAGCGCTGCCGATTTTCTGGAGGCGCTCGCCGCGCACGTTTTCACCGCTGACCCAGCGGAGGCTTCGCAGATCCGTTCGAAAGGTGTAGTTCGTTGGCGCGGCGAGATCGCCACGTCCCTTGCATAAATTTCCGTTCTGAAAAGGAGATGGGAAAATGTCTTTGACCCATGCGACGTTCGCTCGTAACGCATCAGTCAATGCGGTGGTCGCGCTGTTGGCCGCGGGGCGCATGCAGTTGCAAACAGCCGCCGGCCTTGTCGCCTCGACGCTGCCGCTCGCCAATCCATTCGGCCCCGCAGCGGTTTCGGGCGCGTGCTCCGTCACGGATCCGACGGCGGACAGCAATGCGGCAGGCCAGGCCAATCCGGTCACGAAGGCGAGCTTCCAGGATACGATCTCCTACACGGATCTGGTGATCGATGCGACCACGAACACGAAGTGCACTTCGGCTGCGCACCCGTTCTCCTCGCTCGATGTTGGCCGCTCGCTGCAAGTGACAGGAGGCACCGGCTTCACTGTGCAAACGGTGACGGTGAATTCGGTCTCGGGCAACGTCGCGACCTGCTCCGCGTCGCTCGGCACGTTGGGGAGCACCGGCGGGATCGCCACCGGACACGAGGAAGTTTTCAACTGCACGGTTGGAACATCCGGCAGCGACATCAATCTGTCCGGCACGACCATCAACTCGGGCGACACGGTGACGATCACCGGGCTTACCTATACCGGCATGCCGTAAGCGTAAGGCAGTACAGCTCCCACATGCGAATCATCCGCCCGCGCACGTTGCTTGCACAGGGCGCGCCGACGCTCGTCGGTTCGGGCAACGTTGGCGGCATACCCGCCTGGGTGACGAACCTGCAGCCGGGCACGTCCTCCGCGGTTTCGCTCAACCTGCCGAAGAATCTCGACCCGGATCCGAACCGAGTGCAGACCTGGGACAAACCGGGCGGCTCGGGCGGCATGAGAATGATGTGGCAAGGCGTGGGTGCGGGCGGTGGTCGCTTCAATCCCTACTGGGGGCGCCTCGGTGCGCTCTTCAATTGGGGTGGCGGGCATCTGTCGTACCAGGGCAATCAGATCCTCAACTGGGAGGTCGATACGCTGGTCTGGTTGGCGCTAACCGATCCGTTCAAATCCTTTGACGGCACGTTGGGCGTGCCGCTGCAGAACAGCGATCCGACGTGGGCGGATTTTCTGCCGATCGAGACGCCGGCCACGAACGGCTCGCCGGTTTCTGCGCACTGCTATGACATCCAGGTGATGATGCCGCCGGGCTCGTTCGGCGGCATCGTTGGCGCGAAGGGTGCGTTCTTCATGCCGGCGCAAACCGCATTGGGCTATCAGTCGCCCTGGTGGGCGCCGGCGGGTCACCTGTACGACTTTGCTGCGGGAGCGCCGTGGCAGCGCTTCCCGCTGAATTCGTTCATGCCGATCACGCACAACAATATCGGCACGAACATGTCGGGGTTGTTCGACACGGTGGGCAATCGCGTGCTCACCATGGGGCCGAGCGATACGTACATCGCGCAGTTGCCGAATACGAACAATCCGAGCTGGTCGAAGATCAACCTGGCGGTTTCCTCCGCGCTTCTGAGCGGGGGAATCACCACTGCGTTTTACGCGGCGAAGAACTGGATTCTCGCGTTCCAGAACACGGGGCTTTTCGTCTGCGATCTGAACCAGTCACCGCCCAAGTGGGTGGCGCAGCCGCTGACGCAGCCATATACGTCGTGGCCCACGAGCGCGGGGCAGGCGGGGTTCTCCGTTGGGTTTGTGCCTGAGCTCGGGGATTTTTTCCTGTACGTGTTTTCGGTTGATGGCCTGACCCAGCTCAGCACGATCTACTGGATCACGCCGGGCGCGAACATTTCGGCGACGCCGTGGAACGTGATCACGGAGACGTTCACCGGAACGATCAACGGCAACTTCAAGTCGCCGGACTGGGGGCGTTTCTTCTTCCATCCGACGCTGAAGGTCTTCCTGTACTCGGGCGCATATGACCAGCCGGTGTATGCGATCAAGTCGACGAGGATTCATCTATGAAGTGCTTGTTGCTTTTTCTGCTTTCACTGTCGGCCTTCGGGCAGACGACAGACTATTGCCCGGACATCTACGACGCAGCCACGCCGAAGATCAACTATGCGAAAGCGGGCTCGTTCAAGGCGGCGGTCGCGGCTTTGCCCTCAACCGGTGGCGTCATCGAGGTTCCATTCGGGAGCTATGCGAACTGCGATGCTTTGAACTACGTCACCGCGGCGAGCAAGAAGAACATCGCCCTCGTCGGCGTGCTCGACGCATCTGGCAACAGGCCGACTTTCTCTTGCTCGCTTTCCGCTCCGCAACCGGTGTTCTTCTCCGCTGGATGGTACAGCGGAACGATCGCATCGCCTTACGCGCCGAGCCCGCAGCGTTTCGAGATCAAGAACATCGAAGTCATGAACTACTCCGGCGTTTTCAACGGAGCGAACTACGCATCGGTAACGGTCGTCAACAATCACTTTCATGGAGCGGCCGGTAACGGCCTGATGGACGGTGATGCTTACGGCGATCAGTCCCGCGAGCGTCGGGTATGCGGGAACGAACTCGATCATCTCGGCCAAGGCAACACGATGCACGGTGTCTATTGGCACCGCAATACGGCGAACAACCAGACCGGGACCGGAACTGCCGGAAAGGGAACGACGGCATCGTACTTCGTCGACAATCGTTGCCACGACATGCGGGGAAGTCACTGCTACAAATCGACTTCGGAGTTCAACTATGTCGCTGGCAACCGGTTCGACACGAACCTGGATGGTGACCCGAGATTCTACGGTTCCGAGTTGGTGGACATCATGTCCTGCGGCAACTCGGTGGTGCGTGATAACACCTTCAACGCCTATTCCCCGAACCGCGAGATCATCTATTTCACTAACCGGCAGGACTCCACCGGTTGCGATCGACCGGTGTACGGCTCCGGGCAGTTTCTCGATGCGGCGTTCTGGGCGTCGATCGTCAACGCGGGTGTTTCGGACGCTCTGCCTAACCCGCCGTCGGTAGCGAACGCCGGGCTATTCCATCATTTCGTGTCCGGTAACAAGTTCACCGAACTTCGACCGAACACGGTGCGCGCGTTGAAGTCGCCGAGCTACGCCGTGGGTCACTACGGAACTGTGCCGAACAAAGTGCCGTATGCGTTCGGGACTTGTCACAGCGATCCAGGTACGCCGAGCTTCTGGATCGAGCGCTCGCGCGTGTGGATGGCGAACAACTCCTACGCCGGCAACATCGGCGCGGTGCGCTACGACCAGAACCAACCGGAGTGGTGCTCGAATCCGCCGCCGCCGGTTGCTGTGAACGCGCCGATCATAGCGGTCGGTGGCGAGGATGGTACGCCGATCACTTTGCCTGTGTGGTTCAAGCGATGAGCACATCGCCGTGGGATCGCGAGTGTGGGCAGCTGCAGCATTCGCCGGTTTATCTCCTCGACCAGGATGAGCTGGTGAGACAGGCGGCGCTGGCGGCCGCGCAGATGTTCATGCAGCGCGAGGCGATGATCCGGCATGTAGCGGCGCGGCAGCGTGCTCACGATGAGGGGCGGGCGGGATGACAATCCGGTATCTCTTCTCGGGCGCGGCCGGCGGTGGCACGGGCGCCGACTGGCCCAACGCGTTCACGACGATGAACGCGCTCGCCGCGGTGCTCGCGGCCGGCGACCTGGTGTACATCGCGCACTCGCATAACCCTGGGTCTCAGAACAGCAACACGACCTGGGCGATTCCGACGGGCACCGGCCTGCCTGTTGATGCCGTTGTCGTAGACGATTCTGCGGCGAGCAGCAGCTACACGGTAGCGCACACGCCGGCCGCGAGCACGATCGTCGGTTCGCCTACCGCGTTGGAAACTTTCGGCAGCACGGCTACGATCAATATCCCCGGCAACATCAATCTATGGGGATTCAAGGTTCAAGCGAACAACACGATCACGCTGGGCAGCGCGGTCGACGAAGTGCAGAAGTATTCGCACTGCAAGTTTACGTTGGTCGCGACCACGGCGAAGACGCTTGTGCTCGGGGCGGCGACCGGGGCCTCCGGCATGTCGGGGCGGATGACGCTGAGAGAAGTGGACGTCATTCTTTGCAACAACGCCGGCTCGCTGATCAGCATCAACGGGTGTACGCGCTTGGATTGGCGCGGCGGCTCGGTCGTGCACACGACGACGCAACCGACGGCCGCGTTCAATGTGCCGAGCACGATCCAGGCGAACTCGCTGCTCGACATTCGCGACGTCGACATGAGCGACATTACCGGGAAGTGGATCGACGTGACGGGCGCGCCGGCGACGTTCATCAGATTCGAGAAGTGCAAGTCGGATATCGCGCTCACCCCGTCACGTTTCGGCATTGCGGTCGGCGATCGCGGCTCCGAGATTTCGGTGCGCGGTTGCGGGCCGAGCGGCTCCACGGCGAGCTTCTTCAACATGGAGATCCGCGCCGCCGGTACCGTGATCACGGATACCAGCGTCAATCGAACTGGTGGAGCCTCGGACGGCACTACGGCGTTTTCCTGCAAGGTCACGGCGAACGCGTCGAGCAATATCGCCAACGGCAACACGTTCCGCTTCAAGATCGCGGACGACTGGTGGGACACGAACAACACTAGCCTGCGCACCTTCGTCGCCCAGCGCAGCGGACAGACGCGCCTGACCGATGCGCAGTTCTGGATCGAAGCCGAGTTCGTGCGCACTGGCGAAGTCTGGGGCAAGGTGATGACGAGCCAGGCGGCAGATCAAGGCCCGCTCAACACCGGAACGACGTGGACTGCAGATAGCGGCAGCAGTTGGTCTGGGCTGAGCACGCCGGTGGTGAGCCAAGCCGACGTGACGCCATCTGGCGATCAGAGCGGTCCGGTGTCGATCTGGGGCGTGCTCGCGTTCGATAACTCCGGGGCGAATGCCGAGATCTGGGTCGACCCGTATGTGAAGCAGGTTTAGATGCGCCTCGTTCTCACCGACGGCGGCTTCTTCATCTCGAAGGGACCGGCGCGCACGGTACTAGCGGGATTCGACGGCTTCTTTCTCGATGCCGCCGGAAAAGAGAGCGGCACCGGCGCGTTGACGCAGGGTGCGGCGACGCTAAGCGCATCAAGCGCGAAGCTCGGGCACCGCTCTACATCAGCATCGCTTTCGCAGTCTGTATTCACGCTCGCGGCGGCCAACGCGAAGCTAGGACACAAGCGCGTATCTGGATCAGTAACGCAGGGCGCGGCAACGCTCTCTGGCACGGGCAGCATCACGCAGGCGGGACACGAAAGCGGCGTCGGGCAGGCATCGTTCAAGCAGTCTGCCTTCATGCTGACGAACGTCGTCGGCAAGCGCGGTGAAGTGAATCTCGGCTCGCCGATCTCGCTCGCTCAAGGCGGGTTCGGGCTATCGGGGACCGGGCGCGTCACGCCGTTCGGGATTGAGATAGGCACTGGCACGCTGCCGCAGGGCGTTTTCCGCATCATCAGCGGCGCTGGTGTGCTCGGACACCGCACGCGCGCATCGAGCAACCTGCTGCAGGGCGTGGCGAGGCTCTCAGGCCTGGGTGTCGTCTCGCGCCCGGGTCTCATTGCCGGCATCGGAGACTTGCGCCAGGGCGCTGCGGCGCTATCAGGTTCTGGAATCGTATCTTTCGTGCCGGTCATCGGTAGCGGCAGCCTGTCGCAGGGCAATTGGGTCATTACCGGCGTCGGTACAGTCGTATCGGGTGTGCCGCAGTTCGTTGCGGGCAACCGCCGAGTGTTCACGCTCGATACGAAGAGTTGCGCGCCGGCGTTTCTGGAAAAGCGTACCGGCGAGTCGTGGCTCTACGATTTGAACTGTGGCGGAATGCTTTTCCCGGGCGCGGTGATTCTGGAGACGCCGGTCTTTTCGTGCGACCAGGAGGGCTCCGCGCTTACGTTTGGCTCGGTCTCGATCAACGACGCCGACGTCGAGTACCGCGATGGGTCCATTGGTCCGGCGCACCAGGTGATTCAAGTGCGGATCGGCGGCGGCGCGATTCCCGCCGGTCGCGATGATATGGGCTATGAGGTGCCGAACATGCTGTGCTCGGTACGCGCGCGATTCGATGCGGGACAGGATGAGGCTGACGCCGTGGTGCAGATTCTATTGATCGACAGGATTCCGCGATGAAACGCTACGATCCTAACAAGAGCATTTTTGCCGGCATGGATACCGGCACCTTGCAGACGATGCTCACGAACGCGCAGCAAGCATATACCGAACTGTGCATGGGCTCGCGCGGAGAGACGTTCAGCTACACGCAAGGCGATGGCGCGAAATCCGTGACGTACACGAAGGCGAATCTTGGCGACCTGGTGATGCTGATCAAACAATTGCAGGCCCAGCTCGGGATCATCGAGCGGCCGCGCCACGCCATTCGTCCGGTGTTCTGATGGTCGACCAGGTCACCTTGCTGGATGCTCGCGGGCGTCCAATGGCGCCTGCTGCGCCGCGCGGGCGACGCGCCTCCGCGTCGATGGATGGATATGCGCCAAGCGTGTTTCCCTATGACGCGGCGAACTGGCAAACCACGGAGATGGGCGCGTGGTTGCCGTGGATTCGTTCGCCTGACGCGGAGATCAATCAATTCCGCGATCGCATGGTCGCGCGCAATCGCGACTTGGCGCGCAACGATGGCTGGGCGGCCGGCGGTGTTATGCGCATCCTCGACAACAGTGTCGGGGCGGGTTTGCGGCTGCAGGCCAATCCGGACTATCGCGCGCTGTCGGTATTCTCAACCGGGTTCGATGCGCAATGGGCGGACGAATTCCGCCGCACGGTTGAAGCGCTCTGGCGCGGTTTTGCGGAGGATATCGGCAGGTACAACGACGTATCGCGCAAGCTGACCGTCGGCCAGCAGCTCCGTCTTGCCTTGCGTCACAAGCTTGTCGACGGCGATGCGCTTGCCGTCGCGTACTGGAAGCCTGAGCGCGTGCGGCGTGGTGCGGCGAGCTACGCGACTTCGTTTCTCGTCGTGGATCCGGACCGGTTGTCGAACCCATATCAGATGGTGGACAGCAAGTACATGCGCGGTGGCGTCGAGATCGATGACGATGGCGTGCCGATCGCGTATCACATTCGCAAGGCGCATCAGAACGACTGGTACAACTCCATCGAGAGCATGGAGTGGGAGCGCATCGAGCGTGAGGATCCGGATGGCTGGCGGCGCGTGATCCATGATTTCGAGATCGACCGCGCCGGCCAGAATCGCGGGATCGGCATTTTCACGCCGGTATTGGCGCACATGAAGATGCTGGCGCGTTATTACGGTGTCGAGCTGCAGGCCGCGGTGATCGCGGCGAGTCTCGGCACCTATGTCACGAGCCCTTACGACCAGGCGATGATTGAAGAAGCGCTTGAGACCGGGGGCAAGGAACTCGGCTTCTACCAGGATCTGCGCGCTGATTGGGCAAAGGATCGTCCGGCGATGTTCGCGGGCGCTCGCGTGCCGACGCTGGCTCCCGGCGAGGAGATCAAGGCAGTTTCCTCCGCGCATCCGCACGATCAGTTCGAGATGTTCGCGGAGGAGATGCTGGGCACTTTCGCGGCAGCCACCGGGATGGCGCGCGAGCAGGTATCGCAGAAATGGTGGCAGACGAATTATTCGTCCGCGCGCGCGGCGTTGCTCGAGAGCTGGAAAACCATGACTCGCCGGCGCAGTGAATTTGCCACGGGCTTCGCGACGCCGATGTACGCGGCCTGGTTGCGCGAGATTTTCGAGAACGGGGAAGTGCCGCTGCCGGATGACGCGCCCGATTTCATCGAAGCGGCGACCGCGTATACGCGGTGCGCATGGCTTGGGCCCGGGCGCGGGTGGATCGATCCCGTCAAGGAAAAGCAGGGCGCGATTCTCGGTATCGATGCGGCGCTCTCCACGCTCAAGCAAGAAAGCGCGGAGCAGGGGCGCGACTGGGAAGAAGACGTCGATCAACGCGCGCTCGAGATCAAGGCGTTTCAGGATCACGGCATCCCGCTGCCCGACTGGGGCGGCAGGGAAATGGCGACGCGCACCGACGTGCCGCCGGAGGCTCAGTGATGCGCTACGAACATCTCGCACAGCGTCTATTCAATGTGCCGCTCGCGATCACGCCGCAGAAGGCCGAAATCGTCATGGCGGCGCTCGCCGATCGGTTCGGCATCGCGCGGCTTTTTCGGCCCGATGGCGAAGAGGCCGCGCTTCGTCCGATGGCGTTTGATCAAAGCGATGAGAACGCGGCCGCGAGCAATCCGAGGGCTGGCTATGACCTCGTGTCCGGCGTGGCGGTGATTCCGATCTGCGGCACGTTGGTGCAGAAGCTCGGCAGCCTGCGCCCCTACAGCGGGATGACGGGGTACAACGGCATCCGCGCGAATATGAGCATGGCGCTCGAGGATGAAGCCGCGCGGGCCATCGTGCTGGACATCGACAGCCCTGGTGGCGAGGTCGCTGGGTGTTTCGACCTGGTCGATGCGATCTATAAAGCGCGCGGGAGGAAGCCGATCTGGGCGATTCTCACCGAATGCGCTTATTCAGGCGCCTTTGCGATCGCCAGCGCTGCCGATCGCATCGTCGTGCCGCGAACGGGCGGTACCGGCAGCGTCGGCGTGATCTGCATGCATGTGGACTGGTCGAAGGCGCTGGAGAAAGAGGGCATCACGGTAAGCCTGATCCAGTACGGCGCGCGCAAGGCGGATGGCAGTGAGTTTTTTCCGCTTTCGAAAGAAGCGCTCGAGCGGTTCCAGGGCGACGTCGACACGATGGGCGAGCTCTTCGTGGAGACGGTGGCGCGCAACCTCGATCTCGCGGCGAAGAAAGTCCGCGATACGCAGGCAACGACTTTTCTTGGCGCCGCCGGCGTCGAGATAGGCTTTGCGGACGCTGTCATGGCGCCCGACGAAGCGTTTGGCTCCCTGCTCGCCGAGCTGGGCTGAAGCGTTCAATCATTCAGGAGATTTTTCCATGTCTCAAACACTACGCTCCCGCGTGGCGAGCGCGCTTTCGTTCGCACATCTGGCGGGTTTGGGCTTGGGGCGTCCGTCTGCGCAAGCCGCGGATGAAGACGATCCCGACAAGAAAAACAAAACGAGCGCGGAAGACGATCCGGACAAGAAGGATCAGGATCGCGAAAACGGCGACAGCAAGAACGCCGCGGCCGATGACGACAAGAAGCAGCGCGACGGCGAGTCCGATGAAGACTACGCGAAGCGCATGAAGGCCGCGGATGAAGACGATCCCGAGAAGGACAAGAAGGACACGGATGCCGCTGCCGAAGATGACGATGAGGAAATGCGCGGCAAGAGCGAAGCTGCCTCGGCGCGCCGCCGTGAGCGTGCCCGATGCGCCGCGATCTTCGCGTGCCGGCATGCCGCACGCAACCCGGTCCTGGCGGCGAATCTCGCGTTCAATACCACGATGACGCGGCAGGAAGCCATCGCGGTGCTCCGCGAAACGCCCGCGGCGAGCAATGACAACGGCCGTTCGGCGCGCAATCCGGATCTCGGCGCCGGCGGCGATCTCGCCGCGAGCTCATCGAAGGCAATCGAATCGCGCTGGGACAAGCACATGAAGCATGTGCGGGGAGAAAAGTAACCCGCCTCCTCCGCGAAAGTGGGGTGGCGGCGTAATTTTTCTGTGCAGGATCAATTTTCATCTCGATAAAGGACTACGGACATGGCTGCGACGCAAACTCCCATCAATGAAGCCTTCCAGGACGGCGGCTTCCTGGTTTCCGAAGCGAACGGCCATCGTTCGCGCGACAAAATCACCCTGACCGGTTCGGCAAAAGTATTGGCCGGCACCGTGCTCGGCAAGCAGACGACCGGCGCGAGCGCGGTGGCGGCAGCGCTCGGCACCAATACCGGCAACGGCGTATTCGGCGCGGTTACGCTGGTGACGGTGCCGACGCAGATCGGCGTTTATACGCTGACCTTCACTGCGGCGACCACTTTCAACGTCGTTGCGCCGAATGGCGCGAGCGCGACGGGATCGACCGGTGTGGCATTCAGCGCGCTAGGGATCGGATTCACGATCACTGCGGGCGGCACGGCGTTCGTGGCGGGCGATACGTTCGCGATTACGACAGTTGCTGCTTTGGGAAAACCCACTGCGACGGCCGCTGCCGGCGGGAGCAATACGGGCAACGGGACGAGCAGCGCTGTCACGACGACCGGTTATGCGCCGAAGCTCGGGGTATACGACGTGTCCTTCGTCGAGCCGGCGACCAACCTGGGTACCTTCCTGGTGACGGATCCCGCCGGCCAGGAGGTTGGCCATGGCGTCGTGGGTACCGCTTTCAATGGGGGCGGTTTGAGCTTCACGATTGCCGATGGGTCCACGGACTTCGTATCGGGTGACCAGTTCTCGGTCACGGTTTCTGCCGGCGCGGGCAAATGGCTCACGAGCGTGGCCACTGCCGTCGACGGATCTCAGACGCCGGCCGGGATCCTGTTCGGCACGACCGATGCGATTCTCGCGGACAAGTCTGCCGCGGCCGTGGTGCGTAGCTGCGAGGTGAATGCGTCCGAGCTGATCTGGGATTCGTCCTATACGGCAGCGGCGATCACGGCCGGCCTTGCGACGCTCGCGACGCTGGGCATCATCGCTCGATAGTTTCATTCTCAAAAAAACGCGGAGGGCCGCTCTCTCTCGGGCGGCCTTTTTGTTTTTGTTCTGCCGCCCTCGGGCGGCTTCATTTTTGAAGGGAGCCTTTCGATGGCCAGCCTAGACGTATTTCATCAGGACCCGTTCAGCACCGTGCAGCTCACTACGGCGGTCGAGCGCAATCCGTACAATCCCACCGGCTTGGGCGATCTCAACATCTTCGAGCCCGATCCGATCCGCACCACGGCGCTCGCCGTCGAGCAGCGCCAGGGCAAGCTCGTGCTGATTCCGTTCTCCGATCGCGGAGAAGAGGGAACCCAGCGCACGACCGAAAAGAGGAGCGCGCGCTATTTCGATGTCCCGCGCCTGATGCACTCGGATACGATCTATGCGAACGAGCTGCAGAACATCCGCGCGTTCGGGACCGAGTCCGAGCTGATGCAGGTCGAAGCGGAGGTTGCGCGCCGGCTGAACGGTCCCACGGGGCTCACGAGCAACATCGAGTACACGTGGGAATTCCAGCGACTCGCGGCGGTTCAGGGCCTTTGCCTCGACGCCGACAGCAGCGTCAAGTTCAACTGGTTCGACGAGTTCGGCATCACGCAGGCGGCCGAGGTCGGCTTCAACCTCGCGGCTCAGGTCGCCAACTCGCTGCGGCCGATCTGCAACGCGATCACGCGCACGATGGCGCGCAAGTCGCAAGGGGCGTTCCTGCCGACCACGAAGGTGTACGCCTTGTGCGGCGACAACTTCTACGATGCCTTCGTCAATCACACGGACGTGATCCGCACGTTCCTCAACTGGAGCGCAGCGGCCGATCTGCGGGGCAACAGCCAGGGCGCGGCGTTCGATGTCTTCAACTTCGCCGGCATCAACTGGCTCAACTATCGCGGCTCGGACGATGCGAGCACGATCGCGGTCAACACCGATAAGGTGAAATTCTTCCCCGTCGGCGCGCCGGGAGTCTTCAAGGTGGCCTATGCGCCTGGCGAATCGTTCGAGTGGGTCAACACCCCGGGCAAGCCGATCTATGTGATCCCGATCTTCGATCGTGATCGCCGCGCCTGGTGGAAGATGGAGGTGTACAGCTACCCGCTGCACATCTGCACCCGTCCGGAAGTTCTGCTGTCGGGCAAGATTGGCGCATAGGTCTGCGCCCCGTGGCAATCGACTGGGACAAGCACGTCCTTGCGCCGTGCATGAAGGTGTTCGGGGAGGATGAGCCCGCCACCTACATGCCGGCTGCCGGCGGCTCGTTCCCGGTCGATCTCGTATTCGATGCGCAGTACCGCGATCTGCGGTTGCTCGATGATAGTTCTGGCTTCAACACCACGGAGCCGGTTGCCGGCGTGCGTGCGGCGCAGTTTCCGAATCCGCCGGTGCAGGGCGATCGCATCTTCGTAAAGCGGGTCAACAAGACCTTCGTGGTGCGCGATCCGAATCCGGACAGCCACGGCTGGATCAAGCTTAAGTTGAACCGGGTGAGCGGGTGATGGGCGAGATAGTCGACGCGGCGTTTCTCCGCGATCTTGCTGTCGAGAAGCTGAAGAACGCGACCGACGCCGGGCGCAACGTTTTCTCTCCGCGCGACTGGTCGACGTGGGACGGGCTTTATCCCGTGATCTTCGCCGCGGTGCCGAATGAAGACAGTCAGTCTCTCGGACGCAATGTTCCGCAGTTCACCACTACGGCGACATTGCAGCTTACCGCGCGAGTGCAGATGCCAGCGGTGAATCGCGATGCCGGTGCAGCGAACGTGCTTGCGGCTTTGGAAAAGTTCAAGCGCGATTTGCGGACGACGATCATCAACGATTACGACATCACGCGGCGGATTCAGCAGTTCGCGTTCATCCGTTCGCGTATGGCACCGAATGCCGAGGGCGAAGAGCACGTCGGCGAGCTGGTGATGGAGATCGGGCTGGAATACTACGAGGGTCCCGAGAATTTTGCACCGATCGAACGTGTGCCGCTCGATCGCGTGACGGTCACGATCGTCGAGCCGCCGAATGTGACCCGCCCGGCCATCGACATGACGAATCTATCGGAGTGATGCGATGTACGTGAAACCGAATCCTGAGATCCCGGGCCTGGTGGTCCGCGATCCGGTGAGCAAGCAGGTCATGCCCACGGAAGGCATGCCCGTGTCCGACACCGATCTGCACTACGCGCGGCTGCTTCGCGATGGCGACATCGTGAAGTGCGATGCGCCCGAAATTCAACCTGACCGGAGGCCGCAAGAATGACGATCCCGTTCAAACAGATTCCCGCCAATCTGCGGGTGCCGCTCTTCTTCGCCGAAGTCGATCCGAGCCATGCGAATACCGCCGCGATCAACCAGCGCGCGCTGCTGATCGGTCAACTTACGTCCGGGGGTTCGGCGAGCGCCAACGTGCCGAGCATGATCCAGAGCGTGGCCGATGCGAAGTCGCAGTTCGGCCAGGGCTCGATGCTCGCGCAGATGGCATTCGCGTACCGGCAGAACGACAACTTCGGCGAGGTCTGGGGCTTGCCGCTTGCCGATGATGGCGCCGCGGTTGCCGCGGGTGGCAGCATTGATTTTACCGCGGTGGCCACTGCGGCCGGGACGCTGTATCTCTACATCGGCGGCATTCGCGTGACGATGGGCGTTGCCACGACGCAGACTGCTGCGCAGCTCGCAACCGCACTCGCTGCTGCGATCAACGCCGTGAACGATCTGGCGGTCACCGCGGCGGTGGATGGCAGCGTCAACCACAAGGTCAACCTGACCGCGAAGAACAAGGGCGCAGCCAGCAACGACATTGATGTCCGCGCGAACTACTTGGGCACGCCTGGTGGTGAGATCTTCCCGACGGGGCTTGCGATCACGATCACGGCGATGTCGGGCGGTACGACGAACCCGACCCTGACCACCGCGCTCGCGAATTTGATGGATCAGCCGTTCGATTTCATCGCGATGCCGTACACCGACACCACGTCGCTCAACGCGCTGCGCGATTTCCTGAACGACGTGAGCGGGCGCTGGAGCTGGGACGTGCAGGTCTACGGGCATTGCGTCACGGCATTGCGCGGCACGACTTCCGCGCTCGCTACCGCCGGCACGGGCAGGAACGACCAGCATGCGAGCATCATGGGGTTCAACGATTCGCCCACGCCGAACTGGAAGTGGGCCGCGGCGATCGCGGCGCAGGTGGCGATCAGCGTGCGCGCGGATCCCGGCGTGCCGCTTCAGACCGTGGTGCTGCAGGACGTGCTGGCGCCGCCACTCACTTCGCGCTTTGCGCTTTCCGCGCAGAACACGCTGCTCTTCGACGGCATCTCGACCTATACGGTGGATGCGTCCGGCCAGGTTCACATCCAGAACCTGATCACGACCTACCAGCAGAACAGCTTCAGCCAGCCCGACAACAGCTACCTCGAAGTCGAGCCGATGTTCCTGCTGATGTTCGTGCTGCGCGCGCTCGCCACCATGGTGACGACCAAATACGCGCGCGTGAAGCTCGCGGCGAACGGCACGCGGTTCGCGCCGGGATCGAACATCGTCACGCCCAACACGATCCGGGCAGATCTCATCGCGATGTACCGCGATCTCGAGTACCGCGGGTTCGTGCAGCAATCCGACGTGTTCGCCGAGGGGCTGATCGTGGAGATCAACGCGAGCAATCCGAGCCGAGTGGACGTGCTGTACCCGGCGGTGCTGATCCAGCAGTTGCGCATCTTCGCGCTGCTGATGCAGTTCCGGCTGCAATAAATCGCGGAGCGTTTTTCCCATTCTGAGGAGTTCTTGAAATGGCCGATACCACGAACAGGCTGGCCGGGACCGCGAATCTGCGCGTCGATGGCCGGAGCTACATGCTGGCGGGGGCGTTCGAATACAGCCCCGTGCAGGTTGCGCGCGAGACCTTGACGGGCATGGATGGCGTGCACGGCTACAGCGAAAAGCCGCAGCCCTCGCACATCGCCGGCACGCTGCGGGATTCCGGCGGTTTGAGCGTGGCGTCTCTCAACGCGATGACCAACGTCACGATCATTTGCGAGCTCGCGAATGGCAAGACGGTTGTCGGGCGCAACATGTGGGCGGTGGAGAGCCCGGCCGCGAAGTCCGAAGACGCCACGATCGAAATGCGCTGGGAAGGCTTCGCCGGCGCGGTAACCGAGGAGTAGAAGGCAAATGTTGGAAGGCAATGTATTGAAGCTTCGCGATCCGATCGTTCTCGGCGCCGGCGAGAAGGCGCTCGCGTTCGCGGAGTTCGCGCTGCGCGAGCCGACCGCCGGCGAGCTCGAGAAGGCCGCGCGGAGCGACACCAGCGTCGGCACGATCATCACGCTGATCTCGCTGATCGCCGCGGTACCGCGCAGCGTCTGCGAGAAGATCCCGCAGACGGAGCTGAAGGAGGCGGACAGTTTTTTCGCGTCTTTCGATCGCGCCTCCCAGCCGATTGGCGCGATCGAATAGCCGATCTGACCCGGTTCTATCGCTGGGGGCCGCGCGACGCCTGGGAGTTGACCTGGCCCGAGATCGAATGGTGGTTTGAGCAGGCGCATCGGATGATGGAATCGAAATGAACACCACCTTCAAGATCACGATCTCCGCGGTCGACCGCTACACCAAGACGATCAAAGGCATCAACAACGCCACCTCGCAGATGCTGCGCGGGCCGATGCAGATCGGCCGCTCATTGCAGATGATGGGCCGCGAGATCGGCAAGATGCTGCCGGTGCGCGGCATCATGGCGGTTGGGCGCGCCGCGAAATGGACCGGCGAGCATGTCTGGTCGGTAGGAAAGAAAGTTGCCGCCGTCGCCGCGGCCGGCGGCGGTCTCCTCTTCGAATTCGCGCGCGAATGGATGAATCTCGGGCGCACGGTCAACTACGCGGCTGCCAACATCGGTATCGGCGGCGCGCGGCTGATGGGATTGCGCGGAGCGGCGCGCTTGACCGGCATCGAGGCCGAGTCTCTAGATGCCGGGCTCGAATCGGTCGGTAAGACGATGGAGGATGCGCTCTTCGGCCGCAACGAGCAGGCCGTGCTCCTGATGCGAAAACTCAACATCGAGATCCACAAGACCGCGGACGGCACGCCCGACGCGGTGCGCGGGCTCTACGACATCGCGGATGCAATCGCGAGCATGAAGAACCCGTACGTGCAGCGCCTGATCGCGCAGCAGTTCGGCGTCGAGCATCTGCTGCCGATGTTGCGCAAGGGGAGCAAGGGCATTCAGGAGCTGGAAAAGCGCTCGCCGATCATGTCGCAGGCGGCGCTCGATCGCGCGGAGAAATTCGCGGAGAAGTTCGAAGAGCTCAAGCTCAATGTGCTGGAAGCCCGTGATGCGATCGGCAATGAGCTGATCCCGGTGATCCGGGCCTTCGTGGTGGAGTCCACGAAATGGCTGCACGAGAACACGCCGAAGATGGCGGAGACGATCGGAAAGTGGCTCAAGGAGTTCGACTTCAAGGGCGCGCTTTCCGAGGCCAAGGAATTCGCCGTCGCGGTGAAAGAGATCGTGATCGGCGTGCGCGATCTCACGAAATGGGCGGCTGACAAGAAGGAGAAATACAAACCCGTCGTCGATGCGGTGAGCGCGTTCTCGCCGCCGAACATCATCGCGCGCGGCATGGAGGCCGGGGCGAAGCTCGGCGAAGCATTCGCTACGCGCGGTATACGCAACAACAACCCAGGCAATCTGAGGAAGTGGGGCAATACGCCGGTCGTGGGCGGCTATGCGCAGTTCGCCACGCCTGCTGAGGGGGTCGGCGCGATGGTGAAGCAGCTAGGGCTCTACAACAAGCGCGGCATCAACACGCTGGGCGGCATCATCAGCACCTATGCGCCATCGAGCGAGAACAACACGGCCGCGTACATCGCGGACGTGAGCAAGCGCATGGGCAACGTCGCGCCCAACGCGCCGCTCGATTTGAACGATCCGAAGATGATGAGCTCGTTGGTCAATGCGATGATCATGCACGAGAACGGGCGCAATCCCTACGGTGCGCTGGTCGACCAGGCGGTCGCGCAGCGGCAAAAGGTGGAGGTCGAAGTATCGATTACCGGTGCGCCGGCCGGCACGCGCGCGCGGGTGCTCAATGACGGGCGCGAGTCCGGCGCCAAGATCCGGCTCAACAACAGGCTCGCTGAAGAAACGTCGTGAGCGGCGATATCATCCAGCAGGTCCAGAACGTCGGCCAGCTCGTCAACGGCACGCTCGGCCATCTTCTCGGGCCATTCGGCGCGGCGCCGGCGGCGCCGTGGTTCGCTCAGTTGCAGCGCGCGTCTTTTCGCGGAGTGCCTTTCGCGGTTCTGACCGGCGAGGCGCGCTTCGGCCGGCGCGTCGCGGTGCACGAGTATCCGTATCGCGATATTCCGTGGGTGGAGGATCTTGGGCGCTCGACGCGGCGCATCAACATGGCCGGGTTCCTGGTCGAGAACTCCTCGATCTATGGCGGCGGTGCGGTGCTGAACCAGCGCGCGCGCATGGTGGATGCTGCCGAGCTGGCCGGGCCGGCGATCCTGGTGCACCCGACGCTGGGGCGTTTGACGGTGAGCTTGGCCGAGGGCGGCTTCCAATGCGTGGAACGCTGGGACGCCGGGCGCTACTTCGAGATCTCGTTCACGTTCATCGAGTCTGGGCAGAAGCTTTTCCCTTCGATCACCGTATCGACCGGCAATGCGATCCTGGCCGCGGCTGCGGCTGCTGATGTGGCGGCGAAAGGCGACTTTGTATCGAGCGCATTGGGCGCCTTGAAGCAGGGCGCGGCGGTAGTGAGCATGGCGATCAGCACTGCGGGCACCTGGGGCCGGTTTGCCGAGCGCCTGATCAGCAATGCAACCAACGCGAAGAACCTGCTGGGGATGCTTCCCGGTAATTTGGGCCGCTTCGCCGCGATAGGGGCCGCTGGGCTGGCCGGGCCGTTGTCGGCGGGGGTGAGCCTCGGAGGAATCGGTTCGCTCGCGTCTGGCGTGAGCAGCGCGGTGACTGGGGCGCTTAGCGGTGTCGGATTGCCCTCGATCGATATGTCGCAGATTGCCGGGCTCGCGCGCTCGGCGGCGAGTCAGATCGATATAACTTCGGTGGTGCCGAGCATCCTGGCGCAGGGCGCGCAGGTGCGTTCGAACATGGGCGCGGCGATCGGTGTGCTGAATGCGAACGTTGCAGGGCTTTCACTATGAGTGCGCCGGACGATGTAGCGGCCGCCGCGCAGGCGATCGCCGCGGCGCTCCTGGGTGCGACGGTGAATCCTGCGGATGCGCTTGACCTGCTCGAGCAGCTCGCCGACTTCACGCCGCGTGCGATGACGACGAGCTCCGCGATCGGGATTGCGCAGGCGACGATGCAGGGTGCGTGCGGGGATTTGTTCCGGCGCTCGGCGGTGATCGCCTTGGCGCGGGCGAGCTCGCTTTATCAGCCGAGTTCGTACGACGATGCAATCGCGGTGCGTGATCGCATCGCGGATTTGCTCGATGCCGAGATCACGATTGCCGGCGATCAGGGTGAGGATGCGAGCTACCAGGCGCTGCGCGAGTTGCGCCAGGCGGTGGTTGCGGACCTGGCTGCACGCGGTGCGAACTTGGCTGCGGTGCAGACGGTGTCGACGCGGAGTGTGACGCCGGCATTGTCGCTGGCGCAGCGGTTGTATCAGGACCCGGGGCGTTCAGACGATCTGGTGGCGCAGGGCAATCCGCGGCATCCGGCGTTTATGCCGGCGAGCTTCAGGGCGCTGTCTTCTTGAGTGAGGCTGGGGTGCCACGCACGAGCTTGGCGAGCTTGGCATCGACTTCGGCGGGATAGCAATAGACGTTGAAAGGGCGGCCTCTCGCGGTTGCTGAGCGCTCCTGAACGTATTGAATTCCGAAGGCCTCACAGTCGGCCTTTTGGTAAAAATATGCAACGTCTCCCGGCGCGTATCCAATGGCCGTCAGAATGAAAATCTTGATCATGTCGGACTCCCAAGCATGCAAGACGATCTTACGCTGATTGCCGGCCGAAGTGTGGACAGCCTCCGCGCTTTTTCAGGCTGGACCAATATTCGCGTGAGTCGAAGCATCGAGCGTATGCCGAGCGACTTCGAGATTGAGATGACGGAGTTAACGCCCGGCGAGGCCGATCAGTTGACCGTGGAGCCGGGCGACATCTGCGAAGTGCGCCTTGGTGAGGATATAGTCACAACGGGCTATATCGATCGGGTAATCCCGCACTACGCTGCCGGAGAGCACAGCATCCGCGTGATCGGTCGCGGGAAATGTCAGGATCTGGTGGATTGCGCCGCCATCTGGCCGGGTGGCCAGATCAGCAATTCGACGCTGCTGGGCATGGCGCAAAAGCTCTGCGAACCGTATGGCATTCGCGCGATCGCGGCCAACGATCCCGGTACTATCGTCGAGCAATTCAACCTGAACCTCGGCGAGAGCACATTCGACATAATCGAAAAGGTCGCGCGTTACCAGGCCAAGCTCGTTTACGAGCTGCCGACCGGTGATTTGCTGATTTCCGATGTTGGCGTCGAAACGCATGCGAGCGGCGTTGTTGAGGGATCAAACGTCGAAGAAGGGACTTATATCTGGGCGATCGATCAACGCTATTCCGAATACTTGGCCATTCGGATGTCGATTGCTCCTTACAAGGAAGTAAGCGATGAGGAGGCCAACATCATCTCCATAGCGCGCGATCCGGAGGTTTTGAGATTAAGACGCCGGATCATCGTCAGTGAGCCTGGCACTGGTGGCGCGGATATAGCGCAACGCCGAGCCTATTGGGATGCGGCAGCGCGATCTGGACGTGGTCATGCTGTGCGCGTTCGTGTCGACTCCTGGCGCGATCGCGATGGCAAGCTCTGGCAACCAAATTGGTTGGTGCCTTTGGAGTTGCCGAATCTCAAGGTCGGGCGCGTGACATGGCTCATTGCTGAAGTGGACTACGGACGCGATGACAAAGGAACGCACGCGGAGTTGATCGTGATGCCTCGGGAGGGTTTTCTCCCCGAGCCGCTGCGGCCGCCAATAGCGATCGCTGAAATCAAGCCCGTCGGTGCGCCTCAGTGAGCGGTGCATTCATGGAATGGGCGCGGCGCCGAATTCTCTGGATGATCGGGCGCGTCCGTATTCGTGCCGGTGACGATTCCGGCGATGCGCAGCAATTGCAGATGCAATTGAACGCGCTGGAGGTCCGCGACAATACGCCGCGAATCGCGGAGTTCGGTTTTTCATCGATGCCACCGGTTGGCTCCGATGCCGTGGTTGTCTTTATCGGCGGTGAGCGCAGTGAAGCGATCATCATCGCGACGAATCACCAGCCCTCGAGGCCGCGCAATCTCGCGGCAGGCGAGGCGATCGTGTACGACAACTTCGGTCAGTACGTGCGCCTGACGCCGAATGGGATCGTGGTGCACAGCCCGATTTCGATTCGCTTCGAGGCGCCCGTGATCGATCTGCATGCGTCGACAACTTTCAAGTTCGACGTGAATGGCCAGGGGCAAAAATGGGATGGCTCGGGCGTGGAGACCTGGCAGGACAATGACGTCGCGAAACCGCATCACAACCACGCGCCACCTGAGATTCCATGAGCGATATCGCGACCGTTTGGGATGTCGCCAATTCGCGCGGGGATTGGCTGCTTGCCGGCGCGCAGCTCGCCACCGGTAACGATCTCGCCACCGCGGTGCTGATCAGCATCTTCACCGATGGCGAGGCGCACGCGGACGATGTGATCCCGGACGGGACGACCGACCGGCGCGGCTGGTGGGGCAACGCCGGCGACGACAAGCCGCTCGTGTCGCGGCTGTGGCTCCTTGATCGCTCGAAGCTGACCGAGGAAGTGGCTGCGCGCGCGCGTGACTATATCGCGGAGTCGCTGCAGTGGATGCTCGATGACGGCGTTGCGGTCGGCATCGAAATTGCAACGCAGATTGTGATACCGAACATGCTGGGCGTGCAGGTTGCTCTGAAAAAACGTGACGGCGCCACCGAGACCATGCGTTTCGGCTGGGCTTGGAACCAGGTGAACTGATATGCCCTTTCAGCGCCCCACACTCTCGCAGCTCCGCGGCCAGGTCGCCGCGGACATCAACGCCGCGATCCCCGGCGCCGATGGGCTGCTGCGCTTTTCCAACGTCGCCATTCTGGGGAAATCTCTTGCCGGCCTCGCGCATTTGCACTACGGGTACCTTGACTTCATTGCTCTCCAAGCGGTCCCGTACACTGCGACTGAAGAGTTCCTCGAGGGCTGGGCGGCGCTCAAGGGCATTACGCGCAACGCGGCGTCCACCGCGACCGGATCAGTTACTTTTACCGGTACCAGCGGCACGCTCATTCCAGCGAGCACGCTGCTTTCCCGCGGCGATGGGTACCAGTACAAGACCAATGCCGATGCGACCATCGGCGGCGGCGGGACGATCTCCGCAGCAATCACGGCGGTGCTACCTCCGGTTGATCCGATCACAAATCCAGGCGGAGGAGGCGCGTCTGGTAACGCGGATTCGGGGACTGTTCTGACGCTCGGCACCGCGATTCCCGGCGTGAGCTCGAGCGCTACATCCTCGGCGCTCACCGGCGGCGCCGATGTCGAAACCGATGCGAGCTTGCGTAACCGCATGCTGCTCGCGTACCAGGCGCCGCCCCAGGGAGGTGACGCAGAGGACTACGTCGAATGGGCGCTCGCGGTACCTGGTGTGACGCGCGCCTGGGTGACGCCGCACGGCCTGGGTGCCGGCACGGTGATCGTGCGCATGATGTTCGACGTTGCCGAAGCGGTGCATAACGGCTTCCCGCAAGGCACCGACGGCGTGGCGGCTGCGGAGACGCGCGATAGCGCCGCCACCGGTGATCAGCTCGCGGTGGCGAACCATATCTTTGCGCTGCAGCCGGTGACTGCGCTCGTGTACGCGGTGGCGCCCACGGCGAACACGGTGAACTTCACGATCAACGGGATCTCCGGCGCGTCGAGCGATACGAAGGCGGCGATCGCTGCGGCGATCGATGACGTGTTCGTACGCGAGGGCGCACCAGGCGGTGCGATCGATCCGCAGACGGGCCTTGCGTTCGGCCCGGTCGATCTTTCCTCGATCGAGTCCGCGATCGCCGCGATCGCAGGCACGGCTGGCTTTGTGATCACGAGCCCGAGCAGCAACATCACGAGCGGCACGGGCGCCATTCCGATCCGCGGCACGGTCACCTACACGTAATTATGGCGGCGCCGATTTACACCGCTGCGGACTACTCCGCGGCGCTGGCAGCGCTTTTGCCGCGCGGCCGGGTCTGGCCCAAGGAAGCCGACTCGGTGCAGTTCCAGGTGCTGGGGAGCTTCAGCCCGAGCTTTGCGCGGAGCAACGGTGCGGCCAATGATCTCCTGGTCGACGCGTTCCCGGCGAGCACGTTCAACCTGCTGCCGGAGTGGGAGGAGACGCTTGGCCTGCCGGATCCGTGTGCCGGCGATCAACCGACGATCGCGCAGCGTCGTGCGCAGGTACTCGCGCGCTTCATCGCCGGCGGTGGTCAGTCGGTCGCGTATTTCATCGCGTTCGCCGCGGCGCTCGGCTTCACGATCACGATCACGCAGTTCAAGCCGTTTAGCGTCGTGGATGACGTCGACGACTCGATTTATGGAACGGACTGGGCGCATGCGTGGCAGGTCAATGCACCGCTCAACACGGTGATCTTTTTCGATGTCGAGAGCGGCGTGGGCGACGCGCTCGCGGCCTGGAGCAACGCCGTGCTCGAGTGCGAGATCAAGCGTTACGCGCCGGCGCAATCGATTGTCATTTTCGCGTATTCGTAGGGAGAGACCATGGATCGTAAATACGAATCAGGCGCAGCCGGATCGCCGCCTTCAGCACCAGGCAGCCCGTCCGCTGGCTATCCGACCGCGGGAGATCCGGGAAGCGCCACGCCGGCGACCAAGCCTGGTCCGTACTGGTTCCACATGATCACGGAGGAGCTCTACCAGCTCGTGATCGCTGCGGGCCTCACACCGGCGTTCGGCACGCTGACCCAGGTGCGCGATGCGGTCCTGGCGTTGATCAGCTCCGCGATTGGCTGGAGCACGGGCGATGTGAAGCTCACCCTCAAGACCGCCGCCGATTCCGGCTGGATCATGTGCAACGATGGCACGATCGGCGATGCATCTTCCGGGGCGACGTACGCGAACTCCAACGCGCAGGCCTTGTTCACGCTGATCTACACCAACGTGAGCGACACCTGGGCGCCAGTGACCGGCGGTCGTGGTGCGAGCGCCGCGGCCGACTGGGCGGCGCATAAGAAGATCGCGTTGACCAAGATGCTTGGTCGGGCGCTTGCGATCGGCGGCGCTGGATCGGGGCTCACCTCGCGCGCGCTTGGCCAAAATCTCGGTGAAGAAGCCCACGTGCAGACATCCTCCGAGATGGCGGTGCACGGCCACGGGGTAAGCGATCCCGGACACGTTCATAGCATTGACGGCGGCGCCGGGAATTTTGTCACGACGCAGACTGGCGGCACCAACAATCCGGTAACCGGTTCCACTTTGTCAACGCCAAACACGGATACGGCCGCCACTGGACTTACCGTCAGCAATGCGGGCTCAGCGGCGGCGGCGAACGTAATGCAGCCGACCTCGTTTCTCAACGCCATGATCAAGCTCTAAGGCGACGAACATGACAACGCGTTTTCAGCATACCCCGGATGGTTTCGTCATCGTGGAGTCCGGCGCGAACCTCTATATCGACACCGTCGCGCATTTTCAAACCGATTGCGCGAGCTGTTCGCTGACGGCCTATCCTGGTTTGTCGGGCGATGCGACGGCGGAGATTTATCAGCCAGGCGAAGGGCATTCTAGTCGGCATGGGATCGATCAGCGCGAGCCGACGCTCGATCCCGCTCTCCTCGATACCTACATCGCAGCGACTGCCGCGTTGCTTGCGGCAAAGGCGGCGCGGGAAGCGTGATGTGAACGGTCATCTCGCAGACTTCCTGTTGTGGGCGCTTGGCAGTGCGTTCGGAATCGTGAACGTGCTGTTCGGGTTGATCCTGTGGCTTCTCAAAGCCGGGTTCGCCGCGCACAAGGAACTCGATGATGAGCGGCATCGGCAGATGGATAAGGAAGTCAGGGGATTGCGCGGACGCGTGCATGATGCGTGGAATGAAATCGCTGCGCTCAAGGCGATCGCAGATGCCAACAGGCATAAATAAAGGGAACTATATACTTGACTCCACGACACCACTACGCCCAAAATTCCGAGCGACAGGCCGGTGTTTCGCTCTTGCAAAATCGCGCGCCGCTCGCATGTTTGCCAACATGCTTTCGTTATTGTTGTTGTGCCTTGCTCTACTTCCGTCAGCGGGCGTCGCTTCCAACTCCGGCGTCTTGAAAGGCTCCAAGAATATCTCCCTTGTCTTTTATAGCGCCCTTTTCAGGAGTTACCCATCTGAACAAGAAGCTTGTCGCGTGAGGAAGGTTGAATTCATCTCGGTAGGCAACAAATCCACCCAACCAAACCGACAGTCCGTCCGCTCTAGGGACGTAATTGACGTTGAGGACGGTTTGTATTTCGCGCTGATCCCACGTTGTCTCCGCGTTGGGCAGCAACAACGCTCCGGTTATGCTGCTCAAGTTCATGGCTGTTTGGGGATGTATTTGCATAACCTGTTCCAAAGGATTTCCGGGGAATTCAGAAATTTTTATCTCAGTAAGAATTGTGGTTCCTATTGCCGGAGAGGAGCCGCCGTTTTTTACCGTAATGTCAACGCAGGCACGGAATCCGTGATCGTCGAAAACAAGCGGGCCGCATGTCTTCAGGCTGGTTACCGCAATCCAAGGTCGATGCGACCGTCGGAGATCGTTATCAGCAAGCTGTGCTTGCGCCTGCGCAGCCTCTGCTGCGGCTTTGGCTGCATCAGCGGATTGTCTGGAGACCGTCAGGGACTCTTGCACATCTCGCGCCTGTCTGTCGCTAGTCGCCTTGGCGTCGCGGGCGAGCGCCACGGTCGCGCTCCACAATCCATAGGTGAACCAAGCGAGAACCCCTGTAACGACTACAAGCAACATAGTGAACAATGCGGCCAGCCCAGTAAATCTCATTATCCAAGCATCGGTATCCGCTTTTTCTATCTCGGCGTGTCTATCCTCTTCGGTTTTTTCGGCAGTCTTGGTGGTTATATCGCCCTTGATCACAAGAGGCGCGTTCTCGGTTCCGCGCTTGTCCTCTGCTCGCTGGGTAACTGTGCGTTCGCGCTTTGGCTGTGGTGTGTCCTGTGATGATGCAACGCCAACAAATAGCGCAAGGACGAGAGCAAGGAAACGCATCTATGGCCTTGCGATTTTCTTCGCCCGCCGCGCGCGCTTCTTCGCCGGCTTGCTCTTCGGCTTCGGCTTGTACGCCAGCACGGTTTCCACCATTCGGTGGAACTCCTTCGGTAGCTTCGGGTGATGCGGTGACTTGCTCACTGGATAAGCTGTTTGTACGTGATGCCGCGACCTTGAGTCGCCTTGACGAAACTATCCAGACGGTCGAGCGTGTGGCGCTTCACGTTGCCATCGTTCAGGCGGAAGGTGAACTCGTCAACGTACCGGCTCAAGTGCTTCGGGCTGACTTGGTGATAGACGCCGTTGATGCCGCGCTTGAGCACGGCCCACACGGATTCGATGCCGTTCGTGCTCGCGTTGCCGCGCACATACTCGCCGCCGCTGTGATTTACGGCTTCGTGTGTGTAGCCGGCATCGTTCATATTGCGATAGCCGCCGTGGTCGTCCGTGTAGATCGTCGATCCAGGAATGATGTTGTTCGTGATTTCGGCGCGCAACGTGCTGGCATCAGTGTTGGCAACTGGAGCGGCGATTGTGCGGCCACCGCGTTGACGCATGCCGAGTACGGCAGTCTTGCCGACAGCGCCACGACCCGCATGCAGTTTCTTGCTCGCGTGTTTGTTCTTTTCCTTTCCGCCGATATACGTCTCGTCGATTTCGACGATACCGATAAGCACGCTCGGATCGTTGCCGCACGCTTCGCGAAGCCGCTGAAGAACGAACCACGCAGACTTCTGCGTAATGCCGATTTCCTTGGACAGTTGCAGCGACGAGACGCCCTTGCGTGCAGTCACCATCAGGTACATCGCGTAAATCCATTTGTGCAGCGGAACGTGCGAGCGTTCGAAAATCGTTCCGGTGCGCACGGTGAAATCCTCGGCGCACTGGTTGCACTTGTAGAAACCCTCTTTGCCCTTCCCTGTGCGTGGCGTGACTCGCTCGGTCAGGCCGCACACCGGGCAACGCGCGCCCTTCGGCCACAGCACGGCTTCGAGGTATTTCCGGCCAGCTTCGGCGTCCGGGTACAACTGGAAAAGCTGGAAGGTGCTGATGGTGACGTTGTCTTGCATGACCGACTCCCTGATGTATGGCGCTATCATGCGCCTAAATCACGATGGAGTCAAGTATATAGTTCCCTAAATAAACAAGGGGGGCACGGGGCATGGGCGAACCAACTCCTGAACAGCTCGAGATGCGCAGCTTCGGCGTTTGGTTAAAGGCGGGCGGCACGCAAACGGTATGCGCAACGCTCATGCTGGTGCTCGCCGCGGTGGTGATGCTCGCGCTCTACATGCACGATCAGAAGGCCGCGGTGCGCGCCGAGGTCATCGTGAAGGGCGCGGCGACCGTGGCATCGAACCAGGAGCACTTTGAGCACGCGCTCGAGGAGATGATCTATGTCCTCTCTCTCTCGCCGGAGGAGCGCGCGCGTATGAAGCTCGCGATGCCGCCGAGTCTGCGCGACCGCATTCTGAAGCAGGAGCGCACGCCGTGACAGGACCGCACGACGAGAAGCGTCACCAGCATCTGCGTCGCGCGATCAACGATCTGCTCATGTACCGAAACGGCGAAGTGCAGCATGCGAAGTTCTGGGCCAACGTCGGCTACGCGTTGGTCGCGCATTGGTGCTGGGTGATGCCTGCGGTCGTCATCGAGCATATCGAGGCGGCAGTGGTGCTGTCGCTCTTGCTGATCGCACCGGACGTCGTCAAGAAGGCGATCACGATGAAAATGGGGCAGAGCGGCAAACCGGAGGCGAAGCAACCATGAAAGCGACATTGACGCGCGTCGATTCCGGCGATCAGGGCACCTTCGGTCTGCTCGTGCTCGAGAACGGAGCGCACTGGCATTCGCTGGAACTTCCGTGGCGCGAGAACCGGACCAAGATCTCGTGCATCCCCGAGGGCCTGTACGCGGCCCGGTTGGAATGGTCAGAACATTTCCAGCGCAACGTCTATCACCTGCAGGACGTGCCCGATCGCCAGGCGGTGGAGATTCATCCGGCGAATTTCGCCGGCGACGTGATGCTTGGCTGGAGCGCGGACCTGCTCGGTTGCATTGCGCTTGGCACCGGTACCGGCCAGCTCGTGAACCGATCCGGCATTTCACAGCGCGCCCTCATCGCGAGCCGCACCGCGATGACGGAGTTCGAGTCGGCGCTGAATGGCGAAGAGCTGGAGATCGAGATCAAGAGCGCGGAGAAGGTGGCGTGATGGGCAAGGGAATCGATCTCGCGCGCCCGAATTCACCAGAGCATGCCGCGGTGCTCGACGATCTGAAGGACCAGTTGCTGATCGTTTTCCTGAAGCGGCTCGGCGGCAAAGTATCTATTCCAGTAGCCGAGGTCGACGACACCGGGCAGGACCTCTTCGCCTTCAGGATCGATGAGGCCGGCGTGTTCCATTTCGAAATCAGGAAGAAATCATGACTGGCGTTACAGACGATCCCGGCCATCCGGGAGTGAAACGCGGACCGCCGGACGAAACCCCCGTGCCGCAGCACGATACCTACCTGGTGCTGAGCGATGCGGAGCGCGCAAAAGGCTTCGTGCGCCCGGTGCGGCACAGCTACGTGCACGTCGGGCGAAGCGTTTGCGGCAAGGTGCGCCAGGGCATGGGCGATGATCCCACGCAGCCATGGCTGTGCGTTGGCTTGCCGGGGCACGATGGCGCCTGCAGCTCGTGGACCAAGGCGAAGGATATCGGGGAAATCGAGCGCGCCGGCAAGCATCACCGTCTTGGCGGCTGCGGGACGCTCACAACTATGGGGCAAGCGCTCGCCGAAACCTACGCGCGCGATCCGGGCTTCTACGGGGCGACTTACTGCTGCGGATGCCAGATGCATCGCCCGGTCGGAGCGTGCGGCGAATTCGTTTGGGACGGCACCGACATCAGGGTGGGGACATAACGATGCCGAGCCCGACGATGCTTCTGATCTTCCTGGTGTTGCTGATCGCGAGCAATGCCACGACCGCGTACAAGGCCGAGCGCTATGGCGAGGTGAAGGTCCAGGACAAGTGGAAAGACACGGCAATCGCGGCGCTGCAAAGCGACGTGCAGGGATTGAAGAGTGTCTCGGCCGACACGGCGAAGATCGCCGGCGACACGCAGACCGCGGTTGGCAAGATTCGTGTAGTGAACAAGACGATCAATAACGAGGTACAGCGTGAAATCATCGAAAAGCAGACTCAGTACGCTGTTGTGTGCCTGCCTGATTCTGGCGTCGTGCAGTGGAACGCTGCCAACAAAGGGGTCGTGTCAGGTGCCTCCGCCGCAAGCAAACCTGATGCAGCATTGCCCGGAGTCGCCGGCGCCTCCGATCCCGGACGGCAAGGCGGGGACGCTCCTCGTCAACCACACTGACGCACTCGGCGCGTATTTCGAGTGTCGCCAGCAGCACGAGGGGCTGATTGCATTCGTTGAACGTATCGTCAAACAGTGCCAGGAGAGTTCAGATGGACGACCAGACCAAGCAGGAACTGCAGCACGCTGAAGAAGAGGTGAGCGCCTGGGCGAAGGGCCATCCGCTCGGCACCGGGCTGCTGATCGGTTTCGTATTGGGGTTTATTGTCGGGGTGTTGTTGGTTTGAAAGCGGGGCCGCGACCGTTAGGTCGCGGCCCTTCTCCCGCCCGACTGGCGGCCGGTCCCCGAAGGGGACGGGCGAGCCGAAGGCGAGAGCCAGACGGGCGGGGGAAGTCAACCAACGATTGAATTCTTCTGCGGTAAATCAGATAATTCGAACCCTGATAGCTGGAGTCGAAAGCGGACCCCCGCTACCACCGCCTAGATACGCGTCGCCGGCTGCGGCAATGAGCAGCCGGTCGGCTCGCAGGGCGATCTCGGCCCAGAACCCTTTGTCAGGGGTTGCGGGCGTCAACCTGGCCTCTCCGAGCACTTCCTGCAGCGCCGGGCGCGCGTTTTGTACGTCCGAGCGTAATAGGACCGCCAAGGCGTCAATTTCCCGCTTGTAGCGCGCGGCGAGGTCGGTGACCACTATGCGCGCCTTGCCAGAGCCGGCACGCTGTAGGCGCTCCAATTCGGCTTCCAGGGTGACCAGGCGCTGGTGGACCGCCTCGGAGTAGCCGACCTTGGCCAGGGCGTCGACCAGGTTGGCGATTTCCTGCTCGATCTCACCGCGCCGGCGCCGGCGATCTCCCTCGCCGATCTTGGCCTCCCGCTTCGATTCGGCAAGCTCCTCCGCTATCATCGCCTGCAGCTCGGCGAGCCAGCGCGGCTCTAAGAGCAGGCCCGTCACCGCTTCGATCACCCGATCCTCGAGCAGGTCCCGGCGCACCAGCAACCCGGCGCACACATGCGGCCCGCGATCCTTGCGCGCTCCGCAGCCGTATGCCCTGGCATTGACCGCTATCAGCGCCCCGCCGCATAGCCCGCAGCGCATCAGGCCGCCCAGCAACGTGCTGGGTGCGCGTCCCTTGCTGCGTTTGCCCTCCGGAACGCTCCTGGCCACCTGGGCGGCTTTCGCCCTTTCCCATAACGCCGGCTCGACGATCGCGAGCTCGGCGCGCTCATCAATCATCCACTCCGCTCTCGGCCGCTCGAGCCGCTGCCGGCGCCCGGTGTCAGGGTCGGTCACCCACTGCGAGCGATTCCATACATAGCGCCCGGTATAGAGTTCATTGTTGAGAATGCCGGTGCCCTTGCGCGGAGTGCCATAAATCGCGGAGACCGACCAGGTCCCGCCGCGCGGTCCGCTCGCTCCTCGAGCGTTCAATGCCGCGGCGATACGCTGGCAGCTCTCGCCGCTGGCGAAACGCGCGAAGATCTCGCGCACGATCGCGGCTTCACTCTCCACGATTTCCAGCCGGTGGCCGCGCGCGTTGCCCTGCGCGTCGACGTCGACCGGCATGGATCGATAGCCGTAGGCGAGCCCTCCCGCGTAGAAGCCGCGCTCGATCTGGCCGGACAGTCCACGATGCACTTTGGCGCGCAGATCGTCCAGGTAGATCTCGTTGATGATGCCGCGGAACTTGCGGGTCATCTTCCGGCCGGCGGCGGTGGAATCGTAGTGGTCCGCGATGCCGATGATGCGCAAGCCCCTGCGCTCGCAGCGGCGCACTACCTGCTCCTGCTCGACGGAATCGCGCGAGAGCCGATCGAGGCACTCGATCAGCAGCACGTCGATGCGCCCGGCCAGGACGTCGGCAAGCAGCATCTTGCCGCCGGCGCGAAGTGCAACAGGCGTGGAGCCCTTGATCTCCCGATCCGAATATTCGGCGACGAGCTGCCAGCCTTCCCGCGCAGCGTACTGCCGGTTCAGGCGGTGCTGGTCTTCGACGGAGGTTTCGCGCTGCTTGTCAGTGGAATAACGGGCGTAGCTTGCTGCGCGCAATGGGCGCCTCTTCGGTGGTCGGCCGCGGGGGATTGTACCTCGATGTCATGCCCCGCGAATTCGGCAGTGAGATCGGCTGCGATCCGTCTCGCGATCATGCGCAGGAGAAGGGAGGGCGAGTTCACGCGAAGTGTATTGCCCAGATTTCTTCGATGATCTTGACCTGGCGCTCGGTGAGCCGCTGTGTATCGGCGCCGCCATCGCTTTGCCGGCCGATGCTGGCAATGAAGTTGCTCTGCCACTCGGTCACGTCTTTGGTGCCGACGAGGCCTTGGAGCTGGGTGATTTTCTGGCCGAGGGATTTCATGGTTGGACCTCCGCTTGTGCTGACAGCAGGCGTGCGCACCAACTGCAGATGCGGCCGATCGACGCGTTGGGGATGCCATCCCATTCACCCGGGTAGTCCGGTCCGGCGCCGCGCATCGCTGTGTGAAAACTGACCTGACCGATCGGCAGATCAATGTAAAGAACGACTCGGTGATATTCCTGAGCGTCGTCGATTCCCCAGCCCCAACGGATCGCGCACGCTTCGGCATGCTGGGTGAGAATTGCGGCCAGATTGTCGATCGCCCATTGCTTGCGGTCATAGGCTTTCCCGCGGTAGCCGCCTCCGCGATATACCTTGGCGCGCGCGGAGTTCTTCTGCGCGCGGAACAGATTGAGCGCGATCTGCCCGTTTGGGCCGAGCTGCTCGAGGCGCGCGTACAGCGCCTTGGTGTCGTCGCCGCTTGAGCCGTCGTAGATACGCATCACGTCCGCAAGGATCATGCGATTCTCCGAAACGTCTTGGTGAACGCGCGATCGACGACCTGTCCACGCCGGCGAAGCAGATTCGCGAACTGCGCCCGTTCGTGGTGGCTCGCCGGCGCCTGGCGCAGCATGCCGAAGTAGCTATTCGCGGACTCGTAGACGTGCTCCTGCGCCATGCCGGCGAGGCGATTGAACGCCGATCGCACGGTGCGCAGCCGGATCGACCGGCGCCACGGCTTGATCACATGGCCGACAAAATCGACGCCGCGATCGATCGGCTGCAGGACCGTCTTGCTTTCATTCAATCGAACGCCGAGCTCGCGCGGCAGAAATTCCCTGATGTCACTGAGCGCCCCGTTCAGCCATTGCGGTGAATCGTGGAGCAGGATGAAATCATCGACATAGCGCACGTAGTGCCGTGCGCGCAGCCGGTGCTTGACATGCTGATCCAGCGCATCGAGATAGACGTTGGCGAAGAATTGCGATGACAGGTTGCCGATCGGCAGGCCCAGGTGCGCGGGCTGATTGGCAAGCCGCTTATGCGCCGGGACCAGGGCGAGCAGTGCCGGCGTTGCGTGCATCCGGACGTCGACGCGCGGATCGTGGAACAGCACGACGTCGGTCAACCATGACCAGAAGGGCTCCGTGACGCGCGCGGCGAGCTGGACGCTCAGGATGCGCTTGTCGATGCTGACGAAGAAATTGGCGAGATCGCATTTCAGATAGAAGGCGTGGCGCGACCAGTTTTCGGTATGGCTCCTGATCTTCGCCTCGAGCCGGCGCGCTGCATAGAGCGTGCCCCGGCCCGGAATACAGGCGCAGCTATCGGCGATGAACGCGTTCTCGAAGCGTGCCGCGATCCGGTTGTAGAGCAGATGATGCACGACACGATCGCGGGATTGCGCGGCCCACACTTCGCGCGGCTTGGGCCTGGTGATGACGAAGCAGATTGCGCGGCCGGGCTTGTACGATCGCGCGGCCAGCTCCTCGAAGAGCTCGGTGAGATTGCGCTCGAGATCCTGCTCGAAGGCGAGCGCGTTGGCGGAGTTTCTCTTGGTGCGCCGGCAATCGAAGTAGGCGGCGACTAACTCCGCGAAAGAAAAATCAGCATGGTGGTGACTGGCAGATCCATCTGCGGACGGCTCGGGCCCTGAACTTGTTGTCCTTGTGGTAGTTGTTCTGGTTGCCGTTGTTGAAATTCTGCGCCCAGGCATAGTCGTCGTTGCCGGCGTACTGCGTCCTATCGTGCTATCTACATCGCCCCGCCGAAGATCCGGACCGGCCTCGATCGGCGGGGAAACTGCGCCGGACGCGTCCCGGCCGCCAAAGAGATCGAGCTGGCCGGAGGTATCCGTTGCGCGCATGGCGGTGGCCCCGAACAGCGGGCCAGCGGCACGACCAGATTGATGATCACGCACGGGCATCCTCGCCTTGACGAGGGTGCAGCAGGCGTTGTTGATTGCGCCAGCCGTTCGCCTGTTTTCCGATCCGTTGCGTCAGCTCGATAACGGCCGCGTAGCGCTTGGTGGTAATGAAGCGTTTGTCGCGCGAGACGCGGACCAGCAGCTCCACAACCTCCAGCCGCTCGAGCAAGGACAAAAGGTGCGGCTCCTTGTCGGCGGCGATATTGGCTTTGCGGATCAGCAGCATCGAGTCGATGCACTCGTCGCGGATCTTGGAGCCGAGCGCCTGCTTGACGTCGCGCGGCATGTCCTTGATCGAGTCGACGGCTACGCCGAGCAGGTCGTAGCCGACTTTGTAGATGGGCAAATCAGTGTGAAGAGCCATGCTGATGGAAATTATCGAATGAGCGAATTACTCAATGGGCAATCTGCGGACGGCTCGGGCCCTGAACTCGTCGTCCTTGTGGTAGGTGTTCTGGGTGCCGTAGTTGAAATGCTGCGCCCAGGCATAGGCGTCGTTGCCGGCGTACTGAGCTCCCGACCAATAGGTCGCGTCCTTGAATTGTGCTTTGACATTCTCGCGGAGCACGAGCTGATCGACGCGCGATGGCAGTTTGCCTTTGTATTTTGCGGCCCACTTTACGGCATCATCCCAGGTGATGTTCTCGCGCTCGCCAGGCAGCAGGATGAGCGCCATCGGCTTGTTGTCATGGAGCGTCAGGCCGGCGTAGATGCCGCCCTGGTACTTGGCGCCGATCTTGGGCACCTTCGCCGGCGCGGCGGGTTTACGCGCGCGCGAGACAGGCGCTCCGCGTTTTGCTGCTGGACGTTTGGTCGATTTCTTGGCCATGAAAAAAACTCCCTTCAATGATCGAATGGTTGAATTACCGAATCACCAATCTGCGGACAGCTCGGGCCCTGACCTTGAGGTCCTTGCGGTAGTAGAGCTGGTCGCCGTAGTGGAAACCCTGCGCCCAGGCATAGTAGGCGGTGCCGGCGGACTGTTCGCCGCTCCAATACCACTCGCCGGCGAATTCGCGCTTCAGGTTCTTGAAGAGCGCAAGCTGATCAAAACGCGATGGCAGCTCGCCGCCTTGCTCGCCGGCCCACTGCTTGGCATCGCTCCAGATGACGTTCTCGCGCGAGCCGGGCAGCAGAACGAGCGCTGCCGGCGCGTTCTCGTGAACGGTGATGCCGGCGAACATGCCGCCTCCGTACTCGGCGCCGATCGCCGGCAGATCGTCGAACCGGGACAGGATCAATGCCGATGCCGAAACCAAAGTGGCCGGGATCGATTGATCGGCGATGCGCAGTACCACGCCAAGCGGAAGCGTGACGGTCACTTCCTGCGCTAGGTGCTGGGCAGTCAAATCATTGTTCATAAAAATCGCTCCGCGAAAAATGGGTGAATGACTGAATCAGCGAATGATCAATCTGCGGACAGCTCGGGCCCTGAACTCGAGGCCCTTGAGGTAGAGGTCCTGGCTGCCGTCGTCGAAAGCCTGCGCCCAGGCACAGCCGGCGAGGCCGGCGTACTGCGTGGATGACCAGTAGTATTCTTCTTCGAACGCCTCGGCGCCGCCGGCGCGGAATGCTTCGATCTGGCACTGAGCGGGCGCATCGCGGAGATACGAATGGCCGACGGGCACGCTCGAGGGATTGTCGCCGCGGAAGCAATAGTTCGTTTCGGTGCCGGGCTTCAAGTTGCGGTAGCAAAGCTCGAGCTCGTCGCGGCTCGGGATGTGCCAATCGGTGAAGCCGCCGATCGAAAGCGCGAGCGCCCAGGCGGCCAACTCGCTGCCGGTGCCAGCCATGGCGCACGTATTGGCCTCGCCATCGAAGAAGCTCATGGCTGCTTCGAGATTGGTGCTGCGCTTGTTCCAGATCCCCGGCGCGCGTTCGCCTTCGAATTTCGGCGCGAGAATGAGCGCGCAAACATCGTCGAGCACGCGGATGCGGCCGACGTAGAAACCGCCGGCGAACGGCGTGCCTGGCGCGGTTGGGATGACGTGTGTTGCAACAGCCTCGTTCATGAACTTGACTCCTTGTTGGTGCTGCGATTGAACAAACGCCGGACGATCAACGGGTGCAGGTACATCGCGCAGACGATGCCAAGCGGACCGCCGGACATGAAAGCGAGGTAATCAACCGGCGCTTCGGCTGCCGGCACGATCTTGAGGATGGCGAGCTGCGCGGAGCTGATCGCGAGACTCGTGAGAAACGCCGCTGCATAGTGACCGCGGTTGACGTTCAGGCTCTGCAGGCCGAGCGCCAGCACCAGGACGAAGGTCGCGCCGAAGATGGAGAGCGCGGTCATGGCCGTGCGACATCCCAACATTTCGTCGGCCACCAATTACCGGATGCTTTGGTGTCCTTGAGGAGCCACGGCACGACTTGCGTATCCCATTCGAGCCACGGCACCCAGCCGCCGACGCACAGGCAGTTGATGTCGAAGATTCGTGCGTCGTCGACGGCAATCCAATGGGAATGAAAGTAACGCGCGACGGCCGGTACGCCTGGCTTGCACCAAGGGCCATCCCATTGAACGCGGACCAATCCAAACTCAGGAAATTGCGGGTGCTCTGGCTTAATTGCGTCGCTGCATTCCCACGTACGCCGCCACGACGCACCGATCGCCGTGAGCGCCGCCGCCATCATTTTCGGATTGGTATAGCCGCGCTCCGCGAAATGCGGAATGACGGCAAGCGCCTCGATCGGTCGCAGACCCGTCACAGCGCAAAGCGCTGCAGGTCCGCAATTGAACCGGTGCGAGGCGTTCAACGCGTTGGCTTCGTCGACGGTGAATGCGACCAGCGTCACGGATCAGAACCCGTCCGGTTTCGCTATGGCGCGCGTGAGCGCCATCAATCCGCGCTGCAGATCGGTCTTCGCGAGCGCAAGCCAGCGCGGATCGGGGAGCCGCTGCGAGAGACCGTATGCGTTCACGATCTGCGCATAGGGCAATGACGAATCAGCCGCCTTGCATTGCGCCAGGCCTTCGAATGCACCGATGAGCGCACCGCAGCTCTCCGCGAGTTTCTTCACCTCGTTGATGGCATCGATCTCCGGTTTCGTCAGATCGCGATAGCCGCTGATCAGTGTGTGCTGGTTTTCCATTACCATTTTCCCTTCTTCTGTTGTTGACCTTCCCGCAGCCGTTGCCATGCTGCGGGATCCACCGGCAGCGGTATGACGCGGCCGGACTTGCAATTCACGAATGCGCCGTGCCAGTCGGTCTCGCCGTGGCGCAGGACCTGCCAGAGCAGTGCGAGCGCCTGGGTGACGACCGCCTGGTTAACGAAGAGCTCCTGCTTTTGCAGCGCCTCGGCGAGCGAGCAGCTCGGCGCGGTATCTTCTTTGTGGTGTGTATCCACGATCTCCGGAAACAACTCCGCGACTGTCGGCAGCCGCGTCTTGTCCGCCGCCCAGCGCTTGTTCTGCGCCGGCTGGCCGAGCACCATCTGGCCGTCGGCGGCGCGATTTCCCAGGTCGAGCCAATACTCGGGGCCCGGGCGGTTGTTGTTGAACATGCCGCGGCGGGTCAATGCATCGTCGATCGATGCGCGCGACTTGCGCGAATCGACGCAGCTCACCAGGATGTCAGCCGTCTTGTCGGTGAACTTGAACGCGAAGGGCTCGGCATTCCAGTCGAGCCCGAAGAACGAATTCAAGCGGTGCACCAGCACCACGGCCTTGTTGCGGCCGACGTCGCCCGGTGAGAAAAGCTGCCTACCGATGTTCGCCGGCGATACCGTGTCCGGATCGTTGGCGATGACATAAAGTCCGCGTTGGCCGAGTGCAACCAGCGCCTTATGCAGACGCGCGAGCCCGGTCAGCATCTGCGAGCCGTTGCCGCCACAGCCCACGAGCCGCACTCTCAGGCGCTCGTCATAGCGATCGAGGCGCAGCTTATGGATCATGGCGCGGGCATCTCCTCGTCTTCCAGGAAAAGCCCCAGCGCGCAGATGCGCTTCGTCATCGCGAAGTCAGGCCCATCGAGCTTGCCGAACACCACCGCGATCTTCACTTCGCCGAGGTCGTCTTCATCGTCGGTGTTCGAGAAAAACGCTTCGATCCCGCCGTGCGAATGCACATCGATCGCCAGGCTCTCGTGTTCTTCCAGCTTCGGACGGTGATACTCGATGCCGCCGGCGCCGGCCGCGATCGCGATGCACGGACGGTACTCGAGCGCGCGCGTTACGTCGTTCCAGATGATCCAGGCCGCGTGCTCGGCCGGGAGTGCGTCGCGCGCTTCCTCCACGAATCGAGCCAACAACGGCGCGGCATCGGTATCAAGGTCGAAGGCGAACGCGGTCTCGATTTCGATCTCGCCGTAGGGCAGCGCCACGCGCGGCTCTTCACAGACCGGATAGCGCAGATAGAACCACGGCCGGCGCAGTTCCAGCCACAGTCCGCTCGATGCCACCAGAAAGCGATGGCCGTTTTCCATGAGCGGGGCGAACGCGCCGAACTTCGGCGCCATCACCGTCGGGCAGGTCTGCTGCAGCAGCGTATCGCGGGCATCGGTCTTAGCGGGCACGGTGGCGCGTCTCCTGCAGGGTCTTCACGAGTGACTCCAGCGTGTGCGCGCCTTCACGCACCAGGCAGCGCTCCGGGAAATGTTTCCAGCGCTGATCGAGCATGGCGCGCCAGAACGCGTGCGAGCCGCCTTTGAAGTTGACGAGGCCCTTGTGCGCGTTCGGGTGTGTGAAGCGCGAGTCGAAGAACGCGCGCTCGAAGCGATCGATCGTGTCGCTCGATACGCGTTTCGGGCGCTCGATGTTGCCCTCGCAGATATGGCCGAGTTCCCATACGTTGAAGTAGGGTGCGCGCCAGATCTGCGTTGCCGGGCCCGGGCGATCGGCGCCTTTCACCGCGAAGACATGCCACTCGGAATCCGCGCAAGCGAAGATCAATCCCGGCTGCGGCGTGATCGCGCTCCTCTCGCCGATGCGCTGGGAGGCTGGTGTTTTCTCTTCGCGCGCTTCTTCGACCTTGAACCATACTCGAGCCGGCGCCGGCGCTCGCCACCAGGCCGTCAATCGCGGACCGACATATAGGATGTTCGGCGAGATGAATCCGGCGAACGCCGCGTGATCCTGCATCGCCTGGGCGAACGCCGCGCAGGCCTCGGCCGTTGCGGGCACGCCTGGGGCGAGCTGCGGTCCACCCTTGCCGCGCACGATGTTGTGCAGCGTCGCGTAGGGCTCGTGGCCGTTGGGCACGCCGCTCGCATGAAAATTCGATTCGTAGATCAGGATGGCGCGCTCGAGGCGGTAGCGTTCTTCGCCGGCAGAGCGGATCTGCAGCTTGACGTGCGCCATGTCAGAAGTCCCCGACCGCGTAGCGGTCCGCGATCGTCTTCGAGGAGTTCAGCACGCGAACCACGCCGAGCATGGCGCTCAGGATCTCGAAGAGCGCCTCGGTGCCGCGCAGAAATTCGCGGAGCATATTGGCGTAGCCCTTGGCTTTGGTATTGAATTCGAGCGCTGCGAAGTGATGCGCCTCCTCGCCGGTTTGCCATAGATCTTCGTAGAAGTCGTCCATGATCTGCGCGGTCGGGTCTTTCATGCTCCAGCGCAGCACGATCAACGGGTCGGCTGCGGGCTTTTCTTCCTCGATCTGGCCGGAACTGATGCGCTTGCGGTTTTTGCCGAGCGCATTGATGAGCGTCACCAGCGCGCGGGCAAGCTCGCCGGTTAGCATGCGCCGGCGCGGGTTGGCGAGCTGGCGAAGCCGATCCTGATTGATGCGCGGGCGCGGACTCGATGCCCAGCGCGGAATCATTTTGTCGAACTGCGCGCGGGTGAGGATCTCGAAGGGGCCGTCGCCGTTCATGCTGGCATCCGCGAGGGTGGCTGTCTCGTCCTCTTCGCCTTTCCAGTAATTCCAGCGCGCGAAGTCGAGCGTTATCTCGGGCGTGATGACCGGCGTCAGATTCCGGAAGCATTGCCCGAGCCAATAGAGCGCTGTCTCGCCCAGGCCGCGGATCATGCGCTCGGCGCGCTGTGTTTTGTCCCCGATCAGGAACTGGCCTGCGCAAGCGTGGCTGATCGAGATCGTGACGACGTCGCTTTGGGCGATAGGCGTTTGCTGATTGCCGTACTCCTCGAATTGGTGCTCGGTGTAGCCCAATTGGAAACGAAATGAGTGGAGCTTCTCGGTATGGCGCTCGATCCATTTCTTGAGGCCAAGCTTCACGAGCTCGACGGGCGCGGTGATCGGCGCGTTCTCCGGCAGTGCGCCGATATCAAGCAGCGCCATCGCGGTGCGCGCGGCTGCCACCGATTCGCGGTGAAGCGTGTAGTACCTCGGCACGCGGCCGAGGTTGGCGAGCTCGAGCATCATGGCAGTGGGGGCAAGTGTTTCGGCGGCGCGCTGATGCGGCCATCATCGCCGTTGTGGAACCAAGCGGCGTGATGGAGCGCAGCGCATGCGCGGGAGAACGCGCGGGCCTTCTTGACGTCGGCTTGCGTCAGTGCATTGCCGCGGGGCTTGGCTACCTCGCCGGCGATGTGCGCCTGCAGGTGCGCGCGCAAGTCGGTTTTCACTTGACGCTCACCATCGCTTTCGATCCGGTACGCGTGATCGTGAGTTCGTTGATGCCTTGCTCGTACATCCAGAGAAAGAGCGGGCGCACGCGGTCATGCAGTTCTGCTGGCGTCGTATTGAATCGGGCGCACAGCATTGGCCAGCCGGGAGATCCGGCGGCGGGTGCCGGTTCTTCACGATGGAGCGGGACAACGTCGCCGCCCTTCGTCCCGACCGCGCGCCGGAACGTGTAGACCTGCTTCGCGCCTTTCGCCTCGGGGCCGTCTATCTCGGCGTTGACGATCTCGGGGTAGACGTTCGCGTAGAACGTGCGCACTTCCTCCGCGCTCATGGCGATGCCCGGATCGGCGAGCGGGATGTTGTTGTAGCGGAACTCGCGCGTGGCTTTTTCGACTTTGAGGGACATGGCGGTCTACTCGATGATCGCCGCGGCGGCTGGTGCTACCGGTGCCGGCGCCGATGCGCTGTCGAAGAGCGGCAGCGTCTTGGTGTCGGCAGGCGTGCTGGCAGCGGCTGCCGGTGCGGCCGGTTCTGTCGGTGCCGCGGCTACCTTGGCGCCGGCGGCGATGAACGCCTTCCAGCCGCTCCACAGCTTTTCGAAGCGCCGGCCGGTGGGCGCTTCGGCGATGAAGGTCTCGCGGTTCAGCTTGTCGCCGTGCTTGGCGAGTGCGGCCTTGAGATCAGCGAGGCACTCGGGCTTACCCGGCAGGCTCGCGCGCGGAGTGGTGACCGCCTTCTTCGCCGCGGGTGCTTTCTTGGCGGCAGGTTTCTTCGGTGCCGGCGGTGCCTTCGCCGCGCGTTTGGGCTTCGTGGTCTTCGCTTTGGCGGTTTTGGTCGATGCGGTGGCCGCGGGCGTGGTGTTGCCTTTCTTCTCGGCAGGCTGAGCGGAGAGCTGCGTGCGCACTTGCTCGACCACCGATGCGCTCGGCGCTGCGGTGTCGGCCGTGATCGCGCCGATCAGCTCGCGATCGAGATCTTCCGGGCTGCCGCTCACCGATACCGAGAGCGGCTTCTTGGCTTTCTGCGTCACCGTGACGCGTAGCTCCTCGCCCTCCGCGATGATCATCATTGCGATAGGGCCTTTGGCGGCAAGCGCCTTCAACTCTGCGAACATTGGGGAAGTCTCCTAATTCGATGAAGCGAGTTCGGTGCGCACCTGGGGGCGGATGCCGGCGATGCTGCGCACATAGATGCAGTAGCGTTTGGCTGGTTGCCAGTCGGCTTCGGTGTCGACGAATTGATGCAGGCGCTCGCCTTCACGCGCCGGCTTGCATGCGGCGCGCTTCATGCTGGCGATGCGGCGCGCCTCTTCCTCGATGCGGGCCTGCTCGTCGCGGTGCTGCATGATGGCGAGCAGTGTGACGAGTGCGAGGAGCGCTAAGCTGCCGATGGCGATGCGCATACGGGCGTGGATTTCCGGCTCCGAGCGATAAGTCACGGTCATGATTTCTCCCTGGCTTGGCGTGGGCATTTTTCGAATGTGCACGGTGCTGAGAACGGTCCGCGTGTGCAGACCGGGCAGATCTCGCCGCTGGTCGGGCTTGGGTAGGCGTCGGCGCCGAGCTCGCCGAGCGATTCGAGCGCCCGGCGTGTGAGGCTTCCGGCTTGCCTGATCCGATGGCAACACCAGAAGAAGAGCGCCGCTGCGGCGAGCACGATCGCTGCGTAGACCAGGCCGGTGATCATTTCGCTGGCTCCTCGGTGTATGCGGCGCGGCGTTCGTAGTCGCCGACCTGGTTCACGTTCGGCCATAGCGCCGGCAGCTTGTCCGCGTCTTCGGTGCCGATCACGAGCGTGGAGATCGCGGTGGCGAGCGCGGGATCGAATGCATTGATGAGGCCGATCAGCTCCATCACGCGTGAGCGTGTGGTCTTGAGCGCGGGGTCGGTGACGGCTACGCGAATCGCATCGAGCAGGCGCTGGCGGTCCGTTTGCATGTGGGTCATCGCTGCAGGTCCTGCTTGAGCGTGATCTCGAGCACGCGGTCGATGTCACGGGCAAGCGCGGGATGCCTGAGCGATAGCGCACCTTTCATTTCCGCGAGCACCTGGCGCGAATCGATGTTGCCCTGGGTGAGGGCGCGCTCGAGCACACTGGTGATGACGCCTGTGTCCGAGCGATGAGTGGCAGGCTTCTTCGCGCCGGCGCGACCGAACCGGGACGTTGCGGATGACCTTGGAGCTGCGCGCGCGGGTCATCGCCGGCTCCGATCCCTGGCATCATCGTCGAGCAGCTTGCGCAACTCGCCGACCGTCAAATCATCGACTTTTTTGCCGGTGCTGTCGATGAGCGCCGCGACCGCCGATGATGCCCAGCATGCCATTTCGCAGACGCCGCCGATTTCCATCGACGCATCGAGCAGGTCGCGATGGGTCGGCGTGATGCCGTTTCGCGCGTCGATGCGCTCGCGTTCCTCGTTCGTCATTCGCATCTCCATTCATGGATGTCGATGGTTGACGTGCCGAAGTAGCCGCCCCAGCCGAGGAACCGTTTGCGCACGGCGACGAAGCGGCGCCCGCTCACCCGGTAGCGGCGAATGCGGTCTCCGCGAATCACTCTGACGATTGCGCCGCCCTTGACGCGATAGGCCTTGATGGCGTTGCCGGTCAGCACGGTCTTCATGCGTCGCACCTGACGATGTCGACCGCCGCGGCGCCGAGAATCGCGGAGACGCAAGCCTCAGCCTGTTCGCGCGTGGTGAACCAGGTGCAGCGCTTGGAGTCAGTGAGTGTTACCGGCGGACGGCAGAGCCTGAGATACAGCCCTGTGTTGGCATCCTGGACTTTGTAGAACGCGTCGCGCTGGGTGATCCGCGCTTCGCCTGCTGCTGTAACCATCTTCTTGCCCTCCCTGAAGTATGCGTTATACACATAGCTCAAGATATGTGTCAAGCACATTTTTATGTGCTAGCATTCTTACCCTCTGGAGGATGAAAAAATGTTACGAATGACCTTCGCGGAGTTTGGAGAGCTAAGAACTGAAATCGATCCGCCGCACCGGATCATCGATCCGGCCAAGCGGCAGTATCAGCCGATCGTGGATGAATATTTAAAGCTGTATGCGGTGGAGGCCAACTGGGAGAACGGCGAAATGAAGAATTTCTTTCTGCGCCAGGGGTGGATCTGGCGCGCGGCGATCATCGTCGTAGAAGGTGAAACCGAGCCCGACCTTTCTCAGCTTCCGCAACTGCCTGGCGTCGACGTTGGGATATTGAGGTTGCCTCGGGATAAGGTGATACGGGAGTGCTGACCGCATAGCCGAATCCGTGCGAGCGGCACCACTTGCCGGCGTAGTCATCAAAGATGTCGCGCGGCCAGTATTGGAGCAGATCGGCGAGCATTACCTGCGACCTGCTCCGCAATATCGTCGAGTAGCCGTTGCAGACCGACGCCGTGAGTACCGCGCGCTCCATACCATTGCGTGCCGCATGGCGCGCACCGGTACATCGTGCGCTCGTCGACGGCGGCGGAAGTCGTCGGCGGCTTACTGCATTTCGGACAATGGCTAATCTGTGCCGAGGGCATCATCGAGCGGCGTGCCGGGCGGTCGTGGCGGCGCGGATCGCTGCGTTCTCTTCTTCTTTGGTTTCTTCTTGCCCGGCGCTGGGGGCAGGCCGAATCGCTGCTCGATGCGCGCATTGCCAACAACGTCGAGCGGGCGTTTCATTTTCTTCTGCGAGAGGCGATTCGCGTCCACTAGGGCGCGTAGACCTTTAAGCAGTTCGCGGCGTTGCTCGGGGGCGAGTTGCCGGAATAGTTCGACGAGGATTTCCTCCTGCGGTTTGAGGTTCATGGCACCATTGATCTCCTGGGTTTCGTTGACCGCTTTCGCCCTTTTTTTTTGATTTTCGGCGCCGGCCGGATGTGCTTTGCTACCTCCGGGTCACTTTTTGCCCTAAGAGCCAATCGAACAATTTGGCGGAGCGCAATGCGCGTCTCCTCAGGGAGTGCGCTCCAACTCTTCCAAACAGTGAACCCTTCGATCGCCGACGTATCGTTAGCGGGCAGCGTATTTTCCACAGCGGTAAGGTCTGATACCGGCACATTCAATGCGTTGGCTAGTCCAACGAGCGCCCTAGAATCTAGTCCCTGCTCGCCATTTTCAACGCGAGAGATACTGGCTTGATCCAGCCCGGAATCAGCCGAAACCTGAATTTGAGTCAACTCCTTCGCTTCACGTAATGCCTTGATACGTTTGCCGAGTGCGCGCATGAATTGTTCGTAGTCCATGACGGTAAGGGTAAACGGCGTCGGTCGCTTGGCCAATGCTCGGCACGCATAAAGATGTTGACAATGAATATCCATCACACACATAATCTGCGCTAATTATGGAAACACCACTGAAAAAGCTTCGAGTGCGCCGCGGGTTCACCCAAAAACAGGTGGAGCAGGGCACCGGTATTGATCAGGGCACCTTGAGCCGAATAGAGAACGGCGCTCGCACAACTCCAGAAAATGCGGCAGCCATAGTCAAATTCTTTGGCGAGGCGATGATTAACGAGTTGCAAATTCTGTATCCCGAGCGGTATGTCCAAGACGATCGGTTGCGATCGCAGGAGGCCGCGGCATGAGCGAAGCGCTGGACATCACCGTAACCAAGACCATCGAGATGGGAGATCGGCGCGTCACTAACACGGTCTGCGCCAAGGGTGTCCCTGGCAATCTGGCCGATATCTCGTTCAGTGAAGCTCGCGCGGCGCTTGATCAAGCTTGGCGCGAAATACGGCGATCAACTCCTGAATCCGCTTCAACCCGAACTCAGGGAATTTTTTCTCGCGCAAGGCTGCTATGGCAGTGTCTTCGCATCGCGGCAATTGCTGCAAAACGGCATTGGGATTCGGGTGGGCAAGCAACATGGCGTTGATGACAGCCTCGATAGCCGCCAGTGAGATGAATAGATCGCCTTCGATCGGTGTCATGGGATTTTCCTTTCAGTGGGTAATACGGCGGGAGGCCGCGGCGTGACCCCGCTCAATCCATCTCTGCGATCAGCGCTTCCGATTGCTTCAGTATGTGATCCAGGTGATCGAGTGCGGCTTTCTGAACAGCGAGGGGATCGCCGCCCGTGGCCGTCACTCCCGGTACCTCCAGCCGGTAGCGCAATCGCCGATCCAAATGGCGACGCTGCACTTCTGCGAGCCGCTTCCTGTCTGGATTGGCTGCAATGGAGCGAAACAGAAGCTCTGAAAGAAGATATTCGATGACGATCATACGGCCAACGAACACATCTGCCGGATTCGATTCCATAGGGGCTCCCGTCTGTGATGACAATGTTCTCGCGATCAAAGTCTAGCATGGCGGTGAGCCTCTCCCTTTTCTTCGCGCCATCTCCTCCTCCTTTGGTGCGACCTCCGCCGCGGGTCCATCGGCCCCGCGGCTTTTTTATTCGAAAGCTGGCGCCCATGACGCCAGTATATTTTTTTGCCCGGAGAAAGGCTGTCCCTGGCTGTCCCTGACGGGGTACCAAAAAAGGGACATTCAGGGACAAGACAATTATGCAAAACGATTTAGCTCTCTTCGAAGACATCGACGACGCCATGGTGGGCGTGGTCACCGCGCTCGGCGGTCCGAAGAAAATCGGCTCCATGCTCCGCCCCGATCTCGCGCACCGACCCGAGGCCTGCAGCCAGTGGGTGCGCGATTGTCTCAACCCTGAAAAGCGCGAGCGCTTCTCGCCACAACAGATCTTCCGGCTGCTGCGCCTGGCGCGCGATGCCGGCTATCACGCGGCGAAGCACTGGATCGACTGCGAACTTGGCTATGAGCCGAGCAAGCCGATCGAGCCGCACGACGAGCTGGTGACGCTGCAGCGGCAGTTCATCAATTCCGTCGCCGAGCAGCGCCGCATGGTCGAGCGCATCGAGCGCCTCACGCAAACTCCATTGCAGGCCGTGCGATGAGCGCCAGCGCCGCCAAAGAAAAGTTGCCTCCGCTCGATCCCGATCTCGCGCGCGAGGCCGACGCCGATGAGCGGCGCAAGCTGGTGCGCCTTCGCATGGAACTGATCGTGGCCCGCTCGCCGTCTGTGGAGCGCATGGCGCGCGCGGAGTTGCGCGATGCCGAGGCCGCTATTCGAGCGAGGATAAAAAGTTAGATGAAGAGCCCGCGCGATTTCGAAATTGCGCAGGCACTGGCGGCAAAAATAGCCGCGATAAACGATCCGAGAAAAACAATGAAGTTAAGGGAGCTTTGGTATCACCACATGATCGCCGCGACCACCGGCAAGCCGGTGCCGCTCGAGCTCACCGCGCCAGAGGGCGCGCCGGAATCCGAGAAAGAGGAGTGCGCATCATGAGCGGCCAGTACCTCGGGCCGCACCTGCTGCGTATCGCCGAGCTAGAGGAGCAACTCGCGCAGCATCGCATCGCGCCGGTCATGCACATCGAGCGCTCGCCGCCCAAGCCCGAAGATAACGCCGGCACTGGGGGGGGGCATGCCAGGGGCATCGGCGCCGCCATCATCGCGGTATTGAAGCGTGCCGGCGATGCCGGCATGGGTTTGCAGGAGATCCGCGCGGCGCTCCCCGCCTGGCCAGCCAAGCGCATCCCGACCAACCTGTCGCAGCTCGTGCATACCGGCGCAGTCAAAGCGAGCGGCAAGGCCTGGCACAAGACCTATCGCCTCGCGGGGCGGCGTAAATGAGCGACACGCACCGCATCGAAGAATTCTTCGAATCGCTGCGCAGGCAGCGTGTCGCCTTCGACTTCTGTCCCGTGTACGGCGCACTGTCAACCTACGCCGTGACCGTTGGCAACTGGAGCCAGCGCGTATCCATGCATACGTCGTTTCGCGCCGCGGTGAAGCGCCTGCGCATGGATGCGCTCGATCTCAACCCGCAGCTTGAACTGATCGATCCCTTCGAGCCATGACCTTCGACGAGGCGCGGGCCGCCTGGCCTGATCATGCGATCGTGCGCTACGTAAATCGAGGGCACCGCTCTGATGTTTTCCCCAATGGCTTCGAATGCCTGTTCGCGATTCCGATCGCATCGATCGCCGCCAAGCCGCGTGACCTCGAGCCGTGGTGGAAAGACGGCGAAACGATCGAGATCGATGCGCCATCCGGTGATCCGGGCGTCAAACCAGTGTTGCAACTCGCGCCATCGACCTGACCGATGGCCACCCTGGACCAGGTAGTGAGCCAGATGATGGCGGCGGACATGCCGCCACTGCCGGCCGGTCACCCGATCCCTGACGGCAAGTTCCATCGCTTCGGCAAGAAGAGCAAGGCCTGGTACAAGCTCCACGAATTCGTCGGGCGCACCGGCCGGCGCTACATCAGCGGCACGTTCGGCATCTGGCGCGGCAACGATGCCGGCGCCATCAAGGTCGATACTGACTACGAGGGCATGGATGCCGTCGAAGCCGAGCGGCTTAAGCGCTCCCAGGCCGAGCTCGAGCAGCGCGAGGAGGCGAAGCGCGCGGAGCGCGCGAGATTCGCAGCCAACCGCGCGCGCGATCAATATCACAACGGCCGCGCGACGGGCGAATCGCCTTATCTGCAAAGGAAGGGCGTCGAGCCCGACAAAGGCTTGCGCTTCGCTGCCGATGGCACGCTGCTCGTGCCGATGGTGCGCTACGACGTCACCGAGGAGCAGGAGAAAAGCGCGGAGGAGGATGCGCCGCGGCGCCTGGTCGGGCTGCAGAAGATCGCACCGGACGGGGTCAAGCTCTTCAACAAGGGCATGATGAAGGTCGGCTCGGCCTGTCGTCTTGGCCGCAGTCCGAAGGATGGCGATCTCCTCATCATCGTGGAGGGCGTCGCCACCGGTCTATCGATTCGCCAGGCGACGGGACGATCGCGTCCTGTATACGTCGCGTTCGACGCGGGCAACCTCGCCGCTGTCGCCGCGATCCTGCGCAAGCTTTATCCGCATTCGCCGTTTCTCTTCTGCGCCGACGATGACGCGTACCTCGAGGCGCAGTTGAGCAAGCGGCTACGAAACGAGTTCGACGTGCCCGATGCGCTCTACCGCGTCACCGAGGCGATCACCGAGTTCGCAGGCAAGGGCGGAGCGATCAAGGTCGGCGCTGAATGGCACGGCGATGATGACGGCGTGCAGCTCATGACTGGCGCGGTCTTCGCTCCAAACCCTTCTGGCCCGCTCGATAAACCGCATACGTTCGTCATCAAGAACGCCGGGCGCACCTGTGCGAACGAAGCCGCGCGAGCGGTGCAGCCGGCGCGCGTGTGCTGGCCTGTGTTCAAGGCACGCGAGATTCATGCGAATCCGGAGCTGCCCAAGTTCACCGACTTCAACGATCTGCACGCTGCCGATGGCCTGGCTGCCGTCGAGCGGCAGATCGCGGATGCCATCGAGATGGCGCTCGCGGGTCACAAGGGCGAACCCTCGCCGGTCAGCAAGGCTGGCGCCAAGGACAAACGCAAGGGCCGCGGTGGAGATCGCGGCGGCGGTCACGGCCCGGACGAGCCGCAGTGGGAGCGCTTCTGGCACCTGGTCAATCGCTTCACCTATATCTATCCGACCGATACCGCCTATGACCATCAGCTTGGCGACATCGTGCAGATCACGGCGATGCGCTACAAGTTCGGCGCGGACTGGGTCGGCATGTGGTTGGCGAGCGCGAAGCGCCGCGATGTCGACCTGCCCAACGTGGTGTTCGATCCCGCCGGCAAGTCGAAAGGGCCGCACCTTAACCTCTTTCGCGGATTGCCGCTCACGCCTTCGACCGAGGGCTCATGCGAAAAGCAGCTTGGCCTTCTCCAGTACCTGTGCGGCGAAGCCGATCAGGAGCAAACGCCGGTCACCGAGTGGGTGCTGAAATGGCTCGCCTATCCGCTGCAGCACCTGGGCGCGAAAATGCAGACCGCGCTCATCTTCGCTGGCAAGGAAGGCACGGGCAAGAATCTTTTCTTCGGTTCGGTGCGCGAGATCTACGGCCAGCATAGCGGCTATATCACCCAGCGTGAGCTGGAGGACAAATTCAACATCTGGCTCTCCGCGAAGCTCTTCATCATCGCGAACGAGGTAGTGACGCGCCAGGAGATGGGCCATATCAGCGGCTACCTGCGCCACCTGATCACGGAATCGCGCATCACGATCAACCGCAAGCAGCGTGATGCGCGTGAGGAGGACAACCACGTCAATGCGGTGTTCTTTTCCAACGAGCTGCAGCCGATCAAGTTGAACATCGACGATCGGCGCTACATGATGGTGCGCACGCCGCCGCCGCGCGATGAAGCCTATTACCGCGCGGTCTCGGCCGAGATCGCCGCGGGCGGGTCGGCCGCGTTGTATAAGTACCTGCTCGATCTCGAGCTCGGTGATTTCCATGAACACACGAAACCGCTGGCCACTGAGGCAAAGCGTGAGCTCATTGAAATCGGTATGAAGTCCCCGCAGCTCTTCTGGGAGGAGCTGCACGCCGGCTTGCTCGATCTGCCCTATGGCCCGGCGCTCTTCGATGATCTCTTCCGGTGTTATCTCTCCTGGTGCCGGCGCCACAGCGTAAAGATGCCGCTGCAGTCGAATTTCTTCTCGCCAGAATTCATGTCGATGAACGGCGTGAGGCGCGTGCAGCCCAGGGTGTTCGTTCCCGAGTGCACGTCCGCCGGCTGGTCGCGTAGCGATATTCGAAAGCAGCGCCGCGTGTACCTGATGGGAGAACCGTTCGCGAGCGAGCTGACCGATGCGCTCGAGCGGCAGAAGGCCGAGCAGCAATGGCTCGATGATGCCGTGATGAAGTTCGCGAAAGCGGCACAGCTTTATTGTGGGGTGAGCCGTGAGGCTTGATCGTTTGGGTCCATCGGTGCGTCGCGGCACCGGTCGCGAAGCGCTCGCGCGCGCTTCATGGGGTGCGGGCTGTTACGGGCTACCCCGAGCCCGCAGCACAGCCCGTAACAGTAATAACGCCTGTTGGAACATAGGTTTGATGAGGGTGTTACGGGTGTTACGGGCTATTGCGCATGTGCGCGTATGCGAGCGCGCGTGCCTGCGTGCGTGCGCACGCGGACAGGCGCGCGTGCGTGCACGCGGATTCGCCGTTTACCCCTCACCGCCCGTAACACCCTCATCAACGGATGGAATGGAAAAAGAAAAAGGCTGTTACGAGCTGTGCTGAGGGTGTTACGGGCTGCCGGGAGAAAAGATGATTCAACACATCGATAATCGATTGATGAGCTGGGCGCGGTGGAAGTTGTTCGCCTACCAGGGCGGAAGCCAGAGTCCATACCCTGCTTACCGAAGCATTGGCGCCGATCAGGATGCCGGCTGGTATCGGCCCGGTGCGCCACCGCCTTACGTACCGGTGCAAGACATCGAGTGCGTCGCGACCGATCGCGCGGTGTGTGCTCTTCATCCGGTATTGAAACAAACGGTCGAGGTCTACTATGCCGGTCGCGGGACCATCCAGCAGAAAATGCGTGATCTGGGGATCGGCAGCACGAAGACGCTTTACTACAAGCTCCATGATGCGCACGTATGCATCATGGATTCATTGAACGCGATGGCTGCTGGCCTCACGATCGATGCCTGGTCCGAACCGGTTGCAAAAAAAGTTGCTGTGGGGGCTTGACATCAAGGAAAAGAAAAACGCACAATTCGGGCACGCTAGAAGTTGTGTCACTGAACCCGAGAGCAGATTTGCCTGCCTCGGGTTTTTTGTTGTGCATGCGCCGGGGCGCGAGCTGATGGCCGATGATCTATCCATCTCGGTCCGCTCGAATGTGAAAGAGGTTTCGCGTCGGCTCGCGCAGTTGGCGTATCAGCAGGTGCCTTTCGCCACGGCGCAGGCCATCAACGCCGTGGCGAAGCTGGTGAAGGCCGGCGAGGTCGACAATCTGAAGTCGGTCTTTCCCACGGCGACGCCCTTTACGCTGAACTCGATCGGCATCAAGCCGGCGACGAAGGCCGATCCCGAAGCGATCGTCTACGTGAGGGACATTGCTGCTGCGTATCTTGAGCCCTTCGAGAGGGGCGGCACGCACAAACTGATCGGCGCTGGCAACACCTGGTTGAACCCGAAGGGCGTAGCGCTCGATCAGTACGGCAACATCCCACGGCGCAAGCTCGCGAGCCTGAAGGGGCGCCCTGATGTCTTTGTGGGTACGGTGAAGACCAAGGACGGCAAGCTGGTGAACGGTGTATGGCAGCGGCCTTTCCGTCGAGCCAAGACAGCGAGGCGAGGTCGCTCTCGCATCAGCAAGCTGAGCAATACGACGGGGAAGCTTAAGCTCGTCATTCGCTTCGGTGATGCGATACCCGTGAAGCAGCACCTGGGTTGGGGAGCGCAGGCGCAGCGCATCGTGTCGATGCACTGGGACGCGGAGTTCGGCCGCGCACTGGCCAAGGCAATGGCCACCTCTCGTTGATCGTGGAGTAAGGCAACGCATAGTCATGTGCGTGTAGTAGCTTGGGTCCTTCCTGGCCCTTTACCACCCGCGAGCACTGCGCGC